TAATCGACTTCGAGCGGAAAGAGGTCAATCGTTGTCTCAAAGACGAACGGGCCGATAGCCTCGACTGCCGTTCGCCAGAGTTCAACAATATCGTACCAGCGTAGGTCTTGTGGCCCCTGCCTCGTTCCTTCTTCGTCGGTCCAGCGCGTGGGAAACTCTTTATAAGAATCGAAGGAATCTAAAATCTCGTCATCAAAAACACTGGTTGTCGAAAGCTCGTCGAGCACATCGGCAAAGGCAAAACCTTGCACCGTGACGGTCCACTCGCGCGCTTGCTCTGCATCTTCGGGGTCACTGGCTACATCTGCTTTCGAGATGCGCCCCTCGAACACGGTCTCGCCGCCCAACTCGACGGTGGCACGCGGCTGAAACGGATTGCCAAACCACCCGCCGTCGATAGTAATCGGTGAAGTCGCCCCCATAAACGAAGCGCTTCGGAGATCAACCGTGAAACCGTCTTTTTCGATTCGCCCGTCGTTGGTGAGTTGAACCCTGCTTTCCAGCTGGCTTTTGGCAAACTTCGCGTTGTTATAGACATAGGTTCCCCCGTCACCGTCTGCAATTGTCAATGTCGCGTCGAGAAGCGGCATCGGTTAAATCTTGTCGGAAGTCGAGGCGTCATTGGCGGCTTGCTCGGCGCGGGCGCGACGAAGCACTTGGCGGCTCTCGCCCTCGCGCACGGCACGGCCTTCGCGCGTGGCGCTCTCTACGTTGTCGAGGCGCTGGTTGGTCTGCTCTTGATTGCGAGCGAGGCGCTCGTTGGTCTTTTCTTGTTCACGCTTCATGTACGTGAGTTTCTGCGAGACGCTGTTCATAGACCCGTTTCGATAGCCGCCGCCGGGGTTGCCACTGAAGCTGGCGGTACCCCCGCCGCCGCTGCCGACGGGTTCCGGTGGGCTCTTGGCCGCCATGCCCAGCCCCGCGCTCAATGCTGTCAACGCGACGCCCGCAGCGATAGCAGTGAGCGGGTTCGACAGAATAGCCCCAACGAGGCCGCCCGGCCCGCCCAGCGAAGCAATCGCCGAACCAGCGCCAATAAGGATCTCCCCGATCTTGCCCAGCGCATCAACGAGCGTTTTTATCAGCCCCTTACCTATGTCTACCAGGCCAAACTTAGATTTCTCGAACTCGTCACGCAACCGCCCGAGGCGGCTACGCAGCCGCTCGACCTGCGCGCTTGCCCCCTCTTCGAGCGCCGCCGAAAGCTCCTTCTGTGTGCTCTTGATCTTTTGCTTCAGCCGGGCCTGCTGCTCCGTCATCGCGCCGAACATGCGCGCCACCCCCCGACCGATAGCCTTCCCCGTGTCGAGCGCGAAGGACTTTAGCAAGTCCTTGCCCAGCTTCTGGACCTGCTTTTTTATCTTGAAGAAGGCTTCGGTGGCCGCTTGTGCATATTCTTGTGAATGTATAGCCACCCGCGTCATGCTTTGACGAAAGGCTGGAGGAAGCTCTTCTACTTTCCGTTTCGTCGTGCCGAGTTTGTCGGCTAACTTCTGAAAAGACGTAAACACCGTATCCGGTACCTCGATAGATTCCGGAATGAGGCCCTTCAAGTCGAGGTCAGCCGAAGCCGCCTTCGGAATGTCCCTCATCTTTATCAGCAGTTCCCGCACCTTATCCCTCGCTTCGGAAAGCCGATCGCGTAGCCGCGCCGCTGCCGCGCCGGAGGGGTTCATGCCTTCCGTAAGCAGCTTGTCAATGGTCCGCTTAATGGTCCTGACGCGGTTCTTGGCCCCCTCTAACGGCGTATTCCAGAACTCCGTCTTGCGCCCGATTTCGTCCAACGACGAGCGCAGGTTGCCCATCGTCTCGTTGATCGTCTTCTGCAATTCGGTCATTTCCTTCTTAGTGTCCTCCACCTTTTCCGCACCCGCCGACCCGCCAACCTTCACCATCAAGCTCCTCACGGGGTCCCCGCCCAAAGATTCCCCGGTAAGGATTCTGGCTGCGGAACCGGTGGCCTCCGTGTTGAAGCGAATGTTGTACTCCCCTGCCAAGCGGTCTACCTCTGCTTTCATGTCAGACACGGCCCCGCTGACGCCGTCCCGAACCGCCTTTCCTACCGACGCCGCCCAATCCCGAACCGCCTTCAGCGCGTCTTCGAGGGCGTCGGGAAGCAGGTCGAAGAATCCTTTTTTGAACGCTTTCCACGCTTTGGCGGCCCCCTCTTCGATGCGGGCCTCAATCTTGGGCCAAGCGTCCTTCACCTCCGTGCGGAAACGTGCCCATGCCCACCGGGCTTCGTAAACTACGTCGTTAGCCCACCCCTTAACTACATCTCGTATGTCACTGAATACGACGTAGGCTGCCTTCTCGAAGTCCGTCAACTCGCGCTCGCTGGCATCCGTCAGTTCTACAACGGACTCCTTCATGAACTCGAAGGAGCGCTTCCATTCGGCCTCGATGTAGTCCAGCGCCCCGGTAAAATCACCGCGTAACACGCTTATGATCAAGCCGAGGTGGTTCTTGACCGTTCGCACCGTGTGCTCGACAACCCGCCCGATACTCTCGATGGCGGGGACCGCAACCGTAGCAATTACGTCAGCCATGACTCCAACGGCGGCGACAACGGCATCACCGAATACCCCCTCCCAGATTTTCTGAATCTCACCCAGCACGTCTCCAACGCTATCGCCGATGGACGACATGACGCTGCCGACCGTTTCCGACAGGGCCTCCCATACGCGGATGATCGGCCCGGCGAGGGCTGCCCGTAGGTCGTCCCAGCGCGCGTAGATGAAGCTCCCCGCAGCCGCTGCTACTCCCGCCGCCGCTGCAAAGGGGCCGCTTAGGACGCCCGCCATGCCTTTCAGGAGCGGCAGAATCGGGCGCAGGGCGAGGAACAGGGGCTTCATGCTCCCGCTTGCCAAACCAGACAGAACGCCCGCCAGCGTACCGCCTGCGCTCGCCAGCGAGCCGAACACACCGATCGCACTCGTAATAGCAGGCGCAATCGCCCCGATTACCACCAGCAATGGTCCCACGGCAGCGACGAGGCCGCCCACGATGGCAATAGTCCTCTTCACGCTGTCGGGTAATTCTCTGAACGCCTGCACTACGTCCCGAACGGCATCAAGCACGGGGCGCACGGCGGGGGCCATCGCCGCGCCTAACTCCTGCGCCGCGTTCGTGATCGCATTGAAGGTCAGCTTGAACTGCGCCTGCAACGATTTCAGCTGCTTCTGGGCGACCTCGTCCACGGCTCCGCCCGCTTCTTCGAGTTCCTTCCGGTAGTTCTCGATAGCGTCGGCCTGGCCCAGCAGCGGCTTGATCGCTTGCTGAACTCTGGCGGTAAAGCCCAACTGATCAAGCTCCGCCGATAGCGCCGCGTCACTCAACCCGCCCAGCTCATCCGTCAGCGAGCGGATGATCGTGCTCATGCTTTTAAGGTTGCCCTCCGTGTCTACCAGCCCCAGCTCGCGAAAGCGCTCCGTATTCTCCGACGCGGACTTGCTCAATATGCGTAGAATCTGCGATAGGCGCATCCCCGCGCGCCGCCCCTTCGTGCCCTGATCGGCAAAAGCGGCCAGCACCGCCACGCCCTCTTCGATGCTCTTGTTCGCCACCTTTAACCCCGCCGCCGCGCGGTTCGTGAGGGCCTCGCTGAACTGCTCGACGCTGGCGTTCGCCAACTGGTTTGCCCGCACAAGGTTGTCCATCACCTTGCGCATGTTCTCTGCGTTCTTCTGGGTGTCTTCCACCTTCAGCCCCAGCGCGGACTGCGCGTCCGTGGCGAGGTCGGTCGCCCTCTTCATGTCGAACATGCCCGCCTGCGCAAACTTTGCCACATCGGGTAGGCTCGCGATGCTCTCTTTCGCGTCAAGTCCTGCCGACGCCAGATAGTAGAAGCTCTTCGCCGCATCCCGGCTTGACGTCGTGGTCGCTTGGCTGACCTCGCGCGCTGCCGACGCCATCTCCCCGCGCATCGACTGCGCCGTGTCGTCCATGATGGAAATGCTCTGCTGTAACGCCGAGTCGAAGTCGCTGAACGCCTTCGTCGCCAGCCCGCCCACCGCCGCCAACGGTGCGCTGACATTGCGGGTCATGCTCTTGCCGAAATTGCGCAGCTTGCCGCTCTTCGTCAGGGCGCGGTCTATCGACTTGCCCATCCTGTTCAAGCCAGAGGGGTCCACCTCAAGCTCGACCATTAGGCTATGTAGCTTCTCACCAAAGCTGGCCATTACGCTTCGGCAAAGGGTGGGCGGTGAAGGTCAAACATCTTGCGCAGCGCCTCTTTCTCTTCTTGGAGGTACTCGCGTTCCTGCTTCTCGAAGCGCTCCTCTTGGAGTTTCGCCTCTCGTGTGAAGGCGTCGGCGTCGTACAAGTCGGTCGGTTCCGGCGGTGCCCAATCCTCCGCGCGGAACGCTGCGCCGAAGTGGGCTGCCATGAATGAAGCCTTCCGTGCTTCGAACTGGCGCTGCTCGTGCTGCTCTTGCCGATGATGGCGCAACGCCCGCTCGCACTCCCAATATTGGGCCTGCCAGAACGCTTCCGGCTCCCAGCCTAACAACCCGCAGCACTCGCCGAAAAGCCCACGGATATTGATCGGCGGAAGCGTCACGCGGTCTGGCTCTGGGGCTTTCCCGCTTCTTGGAGGTCGCCAGCCAAGTCGGACTGCTGCTCGTCAGACAGCCCCGACAAAAACTTGTTGAGCGCTTTCGCTGCTGCCGTCATCGCGTCTTCGAGTTCGTCACCGGCACCGACCATGTGGCCGACGTGCTCGACGGTCAGTACCTCCCCGCGCGCCTCCGCTTCTGCGAGCAACCCGGCCCACATCATCTTGATGCCTACGTCGAAGTTCTTTTGAAGCTCTTCGGCCCCCATCGACTCCTCCTCGTCGTCGGCACGGGGCAGCGGGTCGCCCTGATCCAACTCGCCCTTCTCGATGGCTTCTTCCATCTCGTCCTCGTCCACCTCCGCCACCTCGTACATGCGCTTGACGGACCCCATCGTAAAGTAGAAGTGCCGCTTTTCTTCGCGCTCTTTCGGCTCCCCTCCGCTGAAATCCAGGTAGCGGAACGTGAACGGAATCGCGTTCTGAACGAGCGAGGACATGTTTTTGACTGGCTAAAGAGAGATTACTGTTCCGTGAGCGGCGACGCGGCAGAGAGGTCGGCGCTGTACGTCGAGAGGTCATCGTGCGGGGCCTCCAACGAGAACGTTTCTACGAAGGCCGTACCCTCATCGACATAGCCACCGGGGTACTGCACCTCGACGGTGACCTCCTCCTTTTCGCGCACCGCTGTTTGGAGACGGCGCTGCGTCGCGTCCATCGACCCCGTTCCCTCGTCGAATAGGAGAAGGCCGTCGATGCTGGCGGACCAATCGTTCATGTCGGGCACGCGCGCCGGGCCGTCCGCGCGGTTGTCAGCGGTTGAGGCGTCGAACAACTCCAACGTCTCTTCGAGGGAGAGACCGCGCCGCGCCGCAACGAGCGTCTGCACGACAGAGCCACTGCCGTCTTCCACATCGACGTACAGGCCGATGGCGATACCTTTGGTTTCGGAAGTTGCCATGACGAAAAAGAGGGGCTTGAATCAGAAAAATGATGAACCGTCGTGCTATCCGGTCATGCTCTCGATGAAGTCGGTGGCCTGCTCGCGACCACGCAGCTTTTCGTCGTTCAGGACGGCCCCCTCGCCGTCCAGCACGTCGTAATGCCCACCCCCCTTGTGGTGCAACAGAAACTCGCCTTCCTTGACCATGCCCTTGTGCATCTCGTTCGCCTTCACCGCCAGCCCGCTTTCGATCAGGCCACGAATCCGGTCGGGGGCACCGACAATGACCTGCCCGCGACGGACCTCTTCGCCGTCGAAGTCGAATTGGTTCTGTGATACGGCCTTTTGCTGCGGGTCGGACATAGCACGAGAGGATTGTGAAGAAAAGTGAATGGCAATTCAGATTCCCGGCTGAACGCGAAAGTAGAGATCGACCACGCCGTGCTCTGCGTCTTCGTCGGGCGGGCTGCTGCTCCCCTCCATCGTTGCAAATGTGACCGTCGCACCGTCAAGGGGGAGCGGGCTGGCGGCGAGTTGCCGAAAGGCGGCGCTTTTCAGCGCCCCGACCGTCTCCGTGTCGCCGTCCCACGAGAAGGCGTCAAGCTGAATGCGAACCTCCTGCGCGCCGCCGTATGATGCGCCCTGCTGCGCCCCGTCCTCTACCATACGCGGGTTCGAAAGCCGGTAGTATGGGAGCTTAGCGTTCGGTACCACCGCCGTGTAGCACTGGATAACACGATCTGTCCCGTCAACAGAAACTTCGATTTCGTCGAGACGCTCGTAAACCGCCACCAGTACGGCATCTGTCCAGTCCTCTGTGTAGTCGAAAGCATCGGCGGGCATAGGCTATTTGCGTATGGCGCGTTTCACGTCCCGCAGCCAGTCGGCAGCGTACATCTCGAACGCGGGCCGCAGAAATGCCTGCGCGTCCATATTCTTCGTCCCAAGTGCGACGTAGAGGGCGTAGGTCGTCTTTCGGGTCCCGATCAGGATTCTCATCCCCGCAGCCTCAACGATCTCCTCGATTGTAGAACGAAGGTTGCCCGTGTCCACGGGGCATCTGTCGATGGCCTCTTTGAAGATGAGGTCGGCGTATTTGCGGTTCACCTTCTTGACGCGCGTCCGCTTTTCGGCGCTCCACAGTAGCGCGGCACGGTTCAGCTTTCGCTGCTCCCGCTTCGGGATGACCCACTTGACGTTCGGCTGATTTCGTTTCTTCATAGGCGTCCTTCAAGTGATTCATCAGCCTCGACGGCCACCACCCGCACCTTCGAGCGGTCAGGGTAGTCGTTAGGCGCGCTCTGTACCTCAAAGAGGCGGTCGCCCCACCGGAGGTGAGACGTTGTGCTCACGCGGTCCTCGTCATGCGCGAAGTGGAATAGATACGGCTGGCGGTCCCTCTGCCCCCCGCCGATCAAGCGCTCCGCCTCGTCCACATCCATCGCCCGCATCCGGCAACTCACATTGCTGGCGACGATCTGCGGTGGGCCAATGCCGCCCCGGTCGTCTTCGGGGCGCTCGACAATGTCCACGGTTGCGTTGTGGCGTTCCCGGCTCACGTCGCGCAACGTCTGCGTGTGCGAAGCGGCAAAGTCCACGTTGGCGTGGTCAACATGTGAAAGAACGGTCAGACGCGGTGCGCGCGAGCGTTGCTGCTGCGTGGAGTGCGCGGCTTGCGAGACGTGTCGGGAAGGAGCGAGTCCAAGCGCTCTCGCCAGTGCTCTGCCTTCCTTAAAAAACGGATTGCTTGTTCGGCCTTGTGTTGCGTCCGGCCCTCGCCGTCTTCCGTCACGCTCACCGGCTCGTCGCTCTTGCGCAGGTACACCGCCTCGTAGAGTTCGGCGTACACCCACGCCTCTCGTGCGTCGGGCCGGTCGGGGTACCGTTCGCGAGCCGCGTCGAGTTTCGGTCGCAGCACCTCTATGGAAAGGTCGTGGTCTGGAAACCACGCCTCTCGCAACTCTCCATTCGGAAAGATGAAGTGATCGGGCGGCATAGATCACTCGTCATTGGCGGGCTTCCGGTTCAACTTGGCCGACGTCAAGCCCGTCTTGATGGCGTTGGCTTTTTCCTGCCCCGCCTCGCTGTCGCCGATGCCGTCGAGTTCCGTAAAGTCCTCGATCTCTGCGACGCCTTCCAGTACCTCCAAACCGTTCTCCTTCAAAATGTCTGCGTGCGGGAAGTCATCGGGGATCGGCGTGTCCGACGTGAGTTCGCCTTGCTCGCGCTCCTGTTTTTCGAGGCGCTTGCGCAGGCGCGAGGGGATCTTGACCTCTTCGTCGTCGTCGTCCAGCGCGGTACCCTCGTTTCCGGACGGGCGCAGGCGCTTGCCTTCGTAAACGTAGGAGCGCTGGAGCGTCAGTCCCGCGAGAAGGGCGAAAAAGAGAAGGGCTGGGGAAAGCATAGGATTGGGAACGTCTGCGTTGGGGATCACTCGATGCCGTCGATGACAGACGTGGATTCCGGCTCCTGCGGGATGGGCAGCGACGTTTGCCAGCCTTCCATCTGCACGCGGGGCGGCTTGTTGGTGAACTGCTGAACGTCGATGGCACGACCCCGGCTCGACTGGCCCGCTGCACGACCCACGCCGACGTAGCCGAGCGTGTTGGGCAAGACGCGCACGTCTTCGGGTTTTTCGTTGTTGACGATACGCTCGCGGCCCGACGTAGCCTCTCCGATGAATACGGCCACGTCGTCGCTCATGAAGCGCTCCTGCCCGTTCTGACTCCAGTAGTGAAGGTCGTACCGGAGCGGGGCCGGAAGGCCGAGCGCGTCGAAGGCGTTGGCGACTACGTTCCGATCCGCACGAAAGGCGGCAATGCTGAAACCGGGAGCACTGCTGTCGTCGGGCACCGTGACCGCCGTGCCGCCCAGCTTGCGAATGTCGTCGCGGTTGGAGAGGATGCGGAGCACCCGGTTCGAGAGAACGATGTTGTCCACGCGATACCCCTTATCGCGCAGCACATCGGCAGCGCGCTCAATGTCAGCTATGGCGTCGTAGCTGTCGTCGCTCCACGGGCCACCCGCCGTTAGGCGGTGTCCACCCCCGTCCGGCTGTGGGTAGTCGACGACCTCTTGCCCCCCACGCGGAAGCTGGATCGTCACCTGCCCCGTTTCCCAATAGATCCAGCGCTGCATCTCGTTGAACTCGACGAGCGCGCGGTTGATGGCCGTGTCGGTAAAGTCCAGCACGGTGTTGGCCGCTGCCTGCTGAAAGTCGCCGCCCTGATTCAGGTGCTCGATGACGGCGTCGTAGTCCTGCGACGTCATGTCCCGCTCGATGTCGGAGTGCCCCAGCTCGTAGCGGAAGCCGCCGACCATCTGCCCCTGCGACTTCTTCGTCGCCGTGCTGAACCGGGTGCCTGCCGAGGCAACGACCGTGCGGTAGCGGATCTGATCCTCGCGCCCGTGGTTGGCAACGAGTTGCTCCGGCATGAAGCGCGCTCCGAGGTACTGGCGTTCGGGCGTGCCGAACTGCGCCACGGTCGAGCCAGCGATGTTGTCGAACCGGCCCTGCTCTTGCAGGCGGCTAAGCAGTGTGTAAACGTCCATGTCAGGAAAGCCCGATCAACGGGCGATTGAGAAGCAAAAACGAAGGATCTACGCTACGCCTTTCTGAACCTCGTACCGGTCACGGAGCGCGGACTGGAGGTCGGCGCTGAACCCATCCCAGCCGGGCAGGTGATTGTAGTAAATCAGCGTGCCGGGGCGCAGAAGCTCCACACCGGGGTCGTCGCGCAAGTCGAACTTCGAGTAGACAGTCAGGTAAATCTCGTCGTCATTGGCGGGGTCGGCAGGCGTGAACGCTTCGTCGTTCTCCATTTCACTCTGCGTGCGACCCAGCGGCGTGCCTGCGCTAATCTGGATGCGCCCGAGGTGATTGTGCGTCGCAGTGTTGCCCGAAGATACCGGATTGTCCAGTGCCTCGACCTCCAGCGTGCCGTCGCCTGAATACGCCGCAGCACTCAACGTGGCGTACTCGCCCGAAGCGAAACGAAGCGTCGCCCCCGGTGGGATAAGGGGGCGGCCTGCCTCATTGTCGATCTCCGGGTCGAGCGGCTCAATGTCTACGCTGGTGTCACCGGCGGAAGCAGCCGTGGCCGCGGTAACGTCAACGCCCGCGATGGTCTCCACCGCATCGGCGTCCACGACCGCGCCGCCGGGCATGACGTGCTCGCGGTTCAGGTCGTCACCAATCCAAACGGGGTCGCTCGTCTGTGACCAATGCGTGGAATCGACGCCAATCGCCATCCCGACGAGCAGAAGGGCGGCGGCGGCTCCGAAGAACGAAAGCGTGAAGACGGCGAGCGGCATAATAGATGCGTCGTTTCTGGAATAGAGTACGAAAGGGGAGCCTACGCGGGGGCCGGGCTGTAACGGTTCTTCATGAATCCGGCACCGAGTTCATCGCCGGTGTCGTTGTCGTCTTCGTCGGGGTCGCCCTCCTGCGGGAGAAACTCGCGTTCCTCGTCGTCGTCCTTGCTTGTCAGCGATGGTACGGCCCACGCCATGTTCTGCTGGACGTACTTTTCGAGCGGAACGCGCTCCTTTTCATCGCCGGACTGCACGACGACGAACGGGCGCTCTTCCTTCTCCTCTTCGCTGTCGCCCACGACCCGAAACTGCACGTCGAGGTCGCGCGGCGCGGCGATCTCGCGAAACGCATCGGAGTCGAAGCCCGCGATCTGGGCCGCCTTGTCGAGTGCGGCAAGCTCCTTCTCCTTCTGCTCCCGCTCGCGGTACTCGTCAAGCTCTTCCAGCCCCTCTTCGACCTCGTCTGGCTCCCCGAACTGGCGGTACTTTTTGTAGTCTTCGGCGTCCTGCCCGGTCAAGACGACTGCATCTTCGGGCGGTACGCGCTCCTTGTAGGCGTCGCGCTCTGCCGCCAGCCGTTCCGTCTTCTGGAGTAGCTGGTGGACCGTACTAAAGCCACCGCCGCCGTTCTTCTGCATGAAGCGGCGCACCTCCTTCTCGACCTCTTCGCTCACGTCTGCCGGGTGCGGGCCGCCCTGCTGTTGTTCGGTGGAATCGTTGTTGTCGGGCGTTCCACCACTACCGCCACCGTTGTTGTTGTAGGCGATTCGCCGGTCGGATAGGCGCTTGAGGGTCATTGTGCTTGCTGGTGTCAGGGAACAAAAAAAGGGCGCGGCCAACCCGTTAGGAATCCCAACGGATGGCCGCGCCCTACGCAGCCGGGAGGCGAGCATTCAGGCGCCGTGGCAACTGCCACAGCGCGAGAACATGCCCGCGTCCACGATTTGGAAGGCCACGCTCTTGCAAGCGTGTCGGTCCTCTATATACGGCGGAGAAAACAAAGTTTCAAGCCAGCCTTATTTTTTTCTGGCTCGCCTGATGCGAGCGCTTATTTCCTCCGGCCTCGCGTCTACGGTGATGCATGACGAACTGTCCATATACACGGCTGACTGCCCCTTTTCCTTCTGGGAAGCGTGGTACGCCTCGATCTTGTCGATGAACAGCACCGTGTCTACGAACTCACCCTCCGGCTCTTCGATGCCGAGGGTGCGCGCCTCTTCGGTGCCTTCGGCATTCACGAGGACCGGAACAGTGATCGTGGCAGCTTTCACAGATACGGGGACTTTTGTTGCGGGGTACCTTTGATTGAAGGGAAGGGGTCGGCGTCGGAAGACTCCGTAGAGCGATATTCGATTCGGCACTTGCAGTTGTATAGGCACGTGCGGTTCCCAATGAGAACGAGGCTCCCCGTCGGTGACCACCCCTTGCCCGTGATCTCGACGCACTCATCGCAGTGCTCTGCAATGCCGAGGCGGTTACGCTCTTGGTTGTACCCATTTTTCTGCTTTGCGACGCGCTGCTCTGCGTGGTAGGTGCTGCGCCCATTCTGAACGTACCCTTGCGTTCGCTGCCTCGCGCGACCATCGAGCGGGATTTCTTCGTCGGCTACCTGCTGCGCGAAGCGATGCAGCCGCTGAAACTCACCGTCTTGTCCACTCAACACGCCCTCGACGCGACGACGTGTGCCACCCGAAATCTCTCCGCTGGCGAGGCGCGCATTCGTGAGGTGAGAGTTTTTAATGTGACGCCGCATACGACGCTCCCACTCTCCGACCGTGATCTCTCCTTTGCGCATCGCTTCGAAATCGGCTATCGCGTCTTGACTGGCCGTGAGCAATGCTTCGTCTACCGCTGCCCGAACGACCTGTTCAGACACGAACCGGCCCTGTGCGTCGATGTAGCGAGCAGCCGCTTCGTTCCAGTAGTACGTGCCCGATACAGATGCTAATTCAGCCTCTTTCAGCTGCTCGTCGCGCGTCTGCTGACGCTGCGCGGCGCGCTCTTCGGGGGACAGGTCCTCCATATCAGTGAATGCGCCGGTCGGTGATGACTTCAAGATCGCTTACCTCGACCGAATCGCCGGAGAAGTCTGGCCCCCGCACGTCGAGTTTGCACTGGTGCGCCACCACACGCCCCGTCAAAATGTCGTACAGCATTAAGTGACCGTTCTCTGGGTGTTGGCAGACGGCCAGTTTGATGCGCGTCTTGTCAAAGTCGGGATCGGTCATTCTCTCTGCGGAGTTCTTTCACTTCGGCGACGGTGATCGTATCGGCCTCTGCCAGCCCTTCGAGAAAGCCGGGAAGGTGCTCTCGCGCCCACACTTGGGCTTCGGCCACGTCCTGCTCTCCGACGAGGGCGGCCTCGTTGATCTCTTCGTTGCTTTGGTCGAGCGCTTCGCCCTGTGGCATATCAGCAGTCGTGAAGCGTGATGATTTCACCGCACCGAGTCTTCGCTATGCGGTGCGTAATGAGCGAGACGCAGGCTGGACGCCCATCAATAACTCTTTTCGCTGGGGGCATTTGGCGAGTATCAGTCGCGAGCTTAACCATCTGGACACGGTAGAAGTCGAAGCCGTGCTTGCGAAAGTCGAACGCGGGCGTATCAGGCAGATTCATGGTTCGGGCGGGTTCGTTGAGAAACTCGCCAGTTCTTCGGCTCGGTTGTCGTCGAACCCGGCGGCCTTCAGAGCATTGACGAGCGGCATTCCGGCCTGCGAGAAGTTGCCCGCCAGTTCGCTGCGTTGCACGTCCACGTCCAGTTGCGAGTAAAGATCCGCGCGCAAACGATCCATCTCTGCATCCGCATCCTCGATGCCTGCCCGCTCCATGCCTGTCGGGTGGCTCATCAGCTTGTTCTTCACCAACGACACGATGGCCTCAATCTCTTGGGCGGGTACCGGGCCGGGATTCAGGCGAGCCTCTACGGAAAGGCGATACCCGTCGTACTTGCCCGCCTCTCCCGCCAACGCGCTGGCGAGGCGCAGCACACCGTACATCATCCACTCTGCCGCTCGCTCTACGGCGGGGCGCGACAGGTATAGCATCACGATGTAGTCGGCCATGTGCTGGCGGATGGCCTCGCCGCTTGCATCGGCGCTCCACCCCTGCGCAGCGTGTACCTGCCCGCACTCCTTGAGGATCGTCGTGTAGGCCCCCTGAATGGCTTGGTCGAACAGGTCGGTCGGCTCTGGGTGGCGAAAGACGACCTCTGGGCGCGCGACTGTCTCACCGCCGTCGCGATCTTGTGTTACCACGCCTGCCAGGTGCTGGACGGTCCCGTGGCCGACGTCGTGCCCCTCGTTGACCCAGTGACGCCCCGGCCCGCCCTCGCCGTAGATGTTGCCCTCGTCGTCCTCGTAGTGCCCCGGTTCCTGCGCGTTCAAGTATATGCGCTCCAAGAAGCCGGACCAATCGAGGTTCACATTCTTCATCGTATGGCTCTTGTTTAGGAAGCGCTGCTGCTGACGCACCTGCGGCGTGATGATCGGTTCGAGCGAGAGGTTATGGTGCGTCAGGTAGCCGCCCATGTTAATAGGTGCGACCGTCATCTCGTCGCCGCCCTCTTCCAGCAAGCGAAGGACGGTGCGGTTCTCGTCGTCGAGGTAGCTCACCTCGACAGCACTCTCTGCGTCGTCGTCCACACTTCGGTAAATGCCGACCGGCTTCATGTGCGAGCGAATCGTGTGGACGGTGCATCGGTTGGCGGGGACCGACTCGACGAAAAGCAGGTCCATCGCATCCTCCACCCCCAAGTTCGCCGGGACGCTAAGTTCCTCGTTGCCTTGCAACCTGCCCTGTGGTACAAAGAGCCGCAGCGGGCCATCCTCTCCCCACAGCGCTCGCTCGGTCGCTTTTTGGAGCGCGTTCAACCCATCGCGTCGCCGTAGCCAGTCGCGCAACAGGCGATGCGCGCGGTCGGCCACGCCCTCCTCTGCCTCGTCGCGGCCCATCGGGACGAGTTCCCACGACGGTTCCCTGCCGATGACGCCGCTCATGTGGCGACGCACAACCTCCTTGACGGCGTTCTGGCTGATAAAAGACGACTTGATCCGCTTCTTAGCCTCCATGTAGTCCTTACCCTGCTTCTCTTCAGCAGGAAAAGTACCGGGCCACCCGTCACCGTCCTGCCAGTGGTCGCCCTTGACGAAGAGACGGTTCTCGCCCCAGTCCTCGTGCGGGGCAATCAGCGACGTGAAATCGTTGGCGCTGGAATTGGCCGGGCGGAGCATGGGATGGTGATGCTTTCAGCAGATGCTCGACGTTGTGTAAGCATGACTAACGTTGAGGGTTCACAAGAAATGCCCCGCTGGAGCACCGTACGCAAAATAAGGCTGCCAGAGGTTTCACTTGAATAGAATGTAAAGAGTGTATTAAAAGGCTTTTGCAGGGAAACCCCTTCTGTCATAATGCCTTTACCCTAACACAACAAAGGGGAACCGCCCCTCGCACTCTCACTAACACACTCACACCCTTTCCTACAATGGACACTCAAGCCATCAACTCTACCATCGACTATTACCTCACCTTCCGTACCAATAAGAAGGAGGCGCTCCAGGACAAGCTCAATGACTTCCACGTCATTGACGCTCTCCGTCAGCAAAGTGCTGCCGCCGTCCGCGAGTCGCAGCGCAACCGCTCGATGCAGAGTGTTATCAACGCCGCTGACGACGTGGACGTGTCCAGCCGGGACGACCTCATCGAACTGGCCGAGCACGCCGCCAGCCTTTACCGCCGCGAAATGGTCGCCGCGCTGCGGGGAGCGCCCGCCGAAGCGCCCAAAGGCATGGAGGAAGACGTGGAGGAAGGTCGCCGGACGGCCATCAAGGACCTCGCTGCTACTGTCCGCAGGATCGCCAACGAACTCGACCTCGACGAGGAGCGCGTGGAAAAGGCGCTCTCTATCAAGGTAGGCGAATGGGGACCCCACAAGCCGAGCGATGTATCGCTCGAAGCCGCCTGATGAGCCTCCGCGAGAGGCGAAACGCGCAGGTGGGTGCGCGTCGCGGTAGCGCCTCGCTACCATTTTCACCAAACACACCACACTACCATGATTACGCCGATCCTCAAGGACTGGCTTCACGAGAACGACTTCACGCAGAAGACCGTGCACGACGACGGCACTGGAAATCGGACGCACTACTACGTCTCCCCGGCCCACCCCGGCCAGCAGATCGTCATCCTCGAATACGCTGACGACGCCGGGTTCGAGGTGTTCGTGCAAGCGCACGGCGGCTTGAGCGTGGACAAGACCATTGACGCACTCGACGACTACATCTCATGAGCCGTACCGCCCTCAAACGTAAAATACGATCCCGGTTTAAAGAGGCGTGCGAAGAGGCGGGTCTTTCGCACGGCGCCGGGTATACGTACCGCGCTTACTTTGGCGACGAGCCGCAAGGCGACCCTATGAAGTGGCGCGATGCCTTGAACGCAGCTGACCCCGGCGATACGTTGACTGTTGCTGTACACCGCGGTGTTGCTATACACCGTGGTGATAGGCTGGGGGCCGTCACGATAGAGACCCCACCTATGCCCGACACGAACCACGGGGGCGAGCGTGAGGGCGCGGGCCGGAAGAAGCGGGGCGGCAGCACGCGCGTCCACCTAACGGCCAGCCTGACGCCTGCCCAAAAGCAATACGTAGAAGACGTTGGCGGGGACAGCGCTACGACGGGTGTGCGACGGCTGATTCGATTCCACAAGCAGAACACCCCCTAACACCGATGAACCTCTTCTACCTGCACCGCAACCTAAGACGCGCCGCCATCGCGCAGTGCGACAAGCACGTCGGCAAGATGGTGCTGGAGACCGCGCAGGTCCTCTGCACCGCTCGCCACTACCACGGTTACGATGCCCCCTACGACCCCACGCACCGCAACCACCCCGTCGTTCATTGGGCACAGGGGCGGCGTAAGCATTACCGCTGGCTATGGAATCACGGAATGGCGCTGGGCGAAGAATATACGCGCCGCTATGGAGAGAAGCACGAGAGTCACCGCGTCATCGAGTCGTTTAGCGAGAACCCGGTCCCGCAACCGTTCGTCGGGTTCCGCCGCCCGCCTGCCACGGTGCCCGACGAACTCAAGGTCTACCAGACCGACCTGCCGCGCGTACTCTTATTCCGCGTGTACTACATGACGCATAAATACGAAATCGCCGAATGGAGTAACGAGCGGCAACCCCCTGAATGGTGGCCGTACTACGACGACGGCGAGCTTCAAAACCATATTGCCGAGCAAGACTACGGGCGCGGCTTTCGTAGCGCCGAACACTTCCGCTCCTGGCTGGTGCGCCAGCTCCACACGTCGAGCGCCAGCCGCCCGACTGCCTTTAACCGGATCCATAAGCTCCCCGACGGGTATTGCTAACGCTTTGTCTCTCTGCAATGTGCCCCTCACGCTGTTCAGACGCCGCTCGTTTGGGACACGGCAATCGGCGTCTGCGTAGTCTGTGTAAGGGTAATCCCGGGGATTCGCCGGAACGCAGTTCGGTCTGCTGCAAGCAACGCGCGTGTGGCTGGACCGCACACGGGCGCACAGAAAGGCGAACGCCCCAGCAGATGAGCCACACCCCTTACGGATGGCGTTCCCCTCGTCAGCGCCCGCTCTGGCGGCTGCTGGAGCTTGGCAGCGGTGATCTTCGCCCCGCTGTACCACTGTCGAGATCGTGCCAACTCCAGTATGCTGCGTCGGCGAGGTCGAATGGCTTCGTGACCGGGACGCGATGAAGCGCCGATTCCAGCGCGTCCGCCGTCCCGACTACATGACGAAAGCGTCCGTCCTCGTAGTCTCCGAGCATCTGGTTCCAGCGGTGGACCTTGTTGCCTTTTCCAGCCCCTGCCTTGTCGCTGTCGTACTGTGGCCTGCGCGTGTTCTTGGTAATGTGTGACCAATCAGGGTCTCTCACGAGCGCCTCCCACGCCCGGTTGAATACGCTCTCCCACGCCTGCCCGCCCTGATCCGTCTCTACGCCGAGGGTCGTCGCTCCGTGACGCAGGCACGCCCTGAACGCGCGCTTGAACGTCTCCAGCGGGCGGTCCTGCTGCTCCCAACTGAACAGGCGGTAGATCCGGTCGTCTACCCCCAGCCCATCGATCTGAATCGCGTTGCAGTCGCCTGTTTCCGTGATGGCCGGGTCGATCCAGCATACTACCCGCACAAGCTCTGGCACCTTGTCGCGCGACACCCGCAGGCTCTCGAAGTCTAGGTCGCTGAACAGCCCGCCGGGCGGCTCTTGGAGACGCTGCTGCGCCTCCGTGCGAAATACACGGAGGGTCCAGTCTCGAATCTTGCGCGTGGCCCAATCCAAGTCGCGAAGTGCCCACGACGGCTCCCCCGCCGTTACCGTAATACCCTCGTCGGTATACGCGAACTCCATGTCTCTGATGGCGGGGAACGGGCCGCTCACCTTGCGGTCCGCCAGTACGTCGCTCTCGCCCTTCGCCCAGCGCGTGAACAGCCCATGCTTGCTGATAACGTTCTGGCCGGCCAGCACGGACGCCTGCCCGCCTCCAGTCGGAAGCACCTTGCGCGTGATGCGCCGAATCTTTTTGTCGCTGGCGCGCTCCGTGTCGAGTTCGTCGTCAATGTCGTCTAGGATGAGCAGATCCGGTCGCACGTCGTCCAGCTTGATGCCGCGTGCTGCCGTGTCCAGCCCCAGCGCGTCGATAGTGAATCCTCCGGCGGTCCGCGCACGCTGGCGATTCCACCCCTTCGAGAAGCCGAATTCGGTCATCGCGCGCTCCGCGTGCGCTGGGTAGAACCGCTCGAACGGCTCGCTCACGAGGTGCGTCTTGATCTGATCGACGTGATTGTTCGCCTGCGCCTGTGTCTCGCATACGTACAGACAGTAGTTCACGCGGTCGCTTGCTCCAAGAAACGCCGCGCTCTGCTCAAGGCACGACGACTTCGCAAAGTCGCGCGGCCACAGGTTCACGCGGGGCCGCGACCGCACGCCTTCCTCGAAACGGCTGATATGCTCGTAGAAGTCCTTGTGGAACTTCGCAAAACTCTCCGGCTCCCAGCCGAAAAGTTTGGGCACCCAATCGCGCCAATCCCCCTCATCGATGCGGGTGTCACCCGGCATCAAGGCGCTGCTGATCTGCCTCCGCAAGTTGTTTAACGAGGCGTTCCGCGAACTCCTGCTGCGCCGCTCGCGGGACGTCATGCTTCTCGAAGACGGTACGGGCATGGTTGATCATACTCATTCGTAGGACGTCGATCTCGCTCTGACGAAGCATTTCTTGGCTGTCCTTCACACGCTTCGCTTCGTCCTTGACGAGCCTGCGCTTCGTGTCTATGAGTTCTTGCAGTTCGGTTAGCTCTTCGACCCGCTCCCCGCCCTGCTCGATCAGCTCTCCGAGTACCTCAAGCGTGGCGTTCAGTTCGGCTGTCGTGCCGTTGCGGAGGGCCTCCTGCACCTCGCGCCACTGATCTTCGATCTGACCGAGTACATTGAAGCCGCCCGCCTCGCTCATCTGCTGTACCTGCTCGCTGATATGCACGGTCAGCAGCGTAATCTCGTCGCGTAGGTGCAGCGTTTCCTGATGCTCGCGGTAGCGACTGAACTCCGACAGCATCTTTCCGTCGAGCGCCTTGCTGTACAGCCCTGTCTCGAAGTTCGGATGCGCCGTCCCTTCGAGGCTCGCGCCGCCGTGAAGGTAGCACTTGCCGTTCTTCTTGATACCGGTAGAGGCACAACGTCGCCAGGTGTCATGCCACCGCCCGCTCAATTTGCTGCCGCACACCCGCTCGCCTACGGCGGGTTGCTTCAAGTCCGTCTCTGTCTCGTAGCCTTTGCCCCGCACCCAGTACTCACCCTCCTCGTTGAAGTATAGGTGGTCATCAGGACGCGGCTCGCCGTATGGGGCGCCGCGTGGTTCCCCTTCTGCAATGGGACTTACTCGTGACATAGCTTTAACGGATCTTGATGACCTTCCCCCATAGCCTATGGGCTTCCCCTTAGGTTTTGCGGTGCTTCTCGCGGATGATCTTTGGGACGGCGTAGCGCCATCTGATCTCATGGTGTAAACGGCCAGCGCTGTTTCCTCGTGCGTCGCACAGGTGCCTGATGTTCGTGCAGCTTGGTCCGTACATAACGGTAAAAAATGATTTCACGTACGTCCCTACGTCGATGTAGAGGTCCGTAAGGCCGCCCTCGTTCTGCTGCGTCATGCTCTGTGTAATCTGCGCCGCTTGCAACGACAAGAAGACGTGCCCCTTGTTGCCGAGGTTAACGTACGTATTCACGTCGTCGTTCAGGATGCCCTTAAACCTGAACGGACGGTCTACCGAACAGATGTAGGTATTCATAATTTTTCGCACGTGCCCGATCATCTGATTACGTGTGTTCTCGCCACCGCCGATGTGATCGCCTCCCTGCGAGATAGCGAGGCACGTAATCGCCTCCGCACTTTTAAGGTAGTTGACTAACGAGGAGAACAGGCCGTCCAGGTCTTCGGCCATCCAGAAGCCGTATTTACCCTCGCCTGCGAAGCGATAATAAAAGGCACTGTAATCGTCGTCGAGCATGACGAAGTAATCGTAACCCCGTTCGCGCACGGCGTCAAAGATCACGTTGCGGGCGAATAAGGGCGAGTTACGTTGGCCGCTGTTCGTACCAGCATCGGTGTGCTGCGCTGCTTTTTCTTTCGAGAACACGTATACCTCGTCACCGAACTGCTTTCGGTATTCTTCGAGCTGCGGGTCTTCGTCGTCTACGAGCAGAATAATATCGCCCGTGTAGCCGAGACGTTTCAGCGTATCGTAAGTCCGCACGTTGTCGGCGCGGTCATACGTGACGATCACCGCGCAAAAGTTATTCATTTTCATCTTTAGTTGCTGCTGCCTGGGCAAGAAGCTCTTCGGATACCTGAACGTACCCCTCTTCGATAGCCTGATCGAAGTCGATCACGACGAGGGCAGACCGTTCCATAAGCCGCTGTACGTCGGCAGACGCATGGGCGTAAAACTCCGCGATGTTCTCGAAGTCGAACTTTGTGTGGCGCTCTGCTGCGACTGTGAGAAAGGCAGCCACCTCCTGCGGTACGTCGGCTTCTTCAATCTCTGCTTTCAGTTCATCGGCCTTCTCACTATCGTAGAGTTCTTGCACCTCGGGCTGATCACTGCGTATCTCGTAAACCGGCGTGTCGATCTTACGGGAATACGTTACTTCTTCGCTTTCACCTGCGACCTCTTCCTGAAGGTCAGCCAGTGTGTCAGCGTTATACCCTGTGCCTGATAGCCCCCCCCCTCGTTGCTCTCGTGAATCTCTCGCAGTAGTTCTACCAACTGCTCGTGGCTGTTCTCTGCAAGATTCGCGATCTCATTATCACCAGCCAGCAGCTTGATCGCCTTTGGAGAATCATGATCGTACCCCATCCGGTAGACGGGCACGACGTCTCTACCCATCTGGCTCATAGCCTCACGAACACCGTGGCCTGCTAAGATATACCCGTCTGCTGAAATGACGACGTTGCGATATACGTCGTGATTCTCGATGCTGCGTATAATCTCGTCGATCTGCGACGACGGGTGCTTGCGGTAATTGCGAGGGTGATCTTTGAGGTCGTCTGTTGCGACGAACTCGATTTCAAAGGGTACGTCACTCGCCATGATGCAGTACTCTCTCTCTCTTGAAAAAATGTAAAGACTACATAAGACAGGTTTTTCTAAGAAACCCTTACTTGCGGTAGGGGGTTATAACTCCCGACAAGGCAAAAAGCCTTTGTCCGCTCGACAAACACTCACCAAGCACCCACCTTGTTCCTATGACTGCGCCCCTCACCTGCGAAGCCTCTCTTTCGCCCGTAGCGCTCCCCCTCAAAGCAAACGGCCTTGCCTACCGTGGCTCGATCAGCACGACGTTCGACGACCTGACGGACTTATTCGGCCAACCCACTTTCGACAACGGCGATCACGCCCGGTTCTTTCTGCGTGACGCCGAAGGCAACTACCTTATGATCACGAACAGGCCCGACCGTGGCACGAGCCGCCTCTCCGACAAGCACACGGCCAAGACGTGGCGCGTCTTTACCCTCGGTCGCGCCGACGATGTTACGTGGCTTGTCGATTACCTGAACGACCACGATACGCCCGCCTCGTACATTGGCGCTACGACCTAACGCCCTCCCATTCGCTAGTAATATCGCCGCCGCTCTGCTTTAAGGGGCGGCGGCTTTTCTTTTCCCTGCATCTTCCTATGCCCCGCAAGCTCCGCTACCACCCCGACGGAACACCCTACCTGCGCACAACTGTCTCGCACGACCTGACCTACAAACGGCTCGTGCATTGCTTCGCCTGCGTCCTTGTATGGTGTGAGGAAGACCCGCTGGTAGACAGGCCCCCTCCGACGCGCGACGGCATCTTCGACTCCGTGCGCCAGGTGCTTTACCTGAACGGCTCCGAAGGCATGAAGCAATCTTGTCCTGACGGCTACGAAGACCTCCGCCCCGTCGCTGAAAAAGCAGTCCGTGTCTTGATCCCCGAGGTAGCCCCCGAAGAAAAGGGATCCGCGCTTGAATAGATTGTAAAGAAAGCATTAAAAGGCTTTTCGAGGGAAACCCCTGCGCTTTTAAGGGCTTTACCCTACCCCAACAAGGGGGAAGGGAAAACACACTCTCACACCAAACACACTCTAGTCCAATGGACAACGTCCGCAAGCTTTCCGAAGCCGAACTTCGCGAACTCTCCGACAATGAACTTCGTCGCCGTCACGACGAATTTGGCGATAAGGCTCAAGACCTTATCCTTGAGGCCAACGAGACCGACAACGATCACATCAAAGAAGGAAAGATGGAATGGGCTCGCCACTTCTGGGACAAGTCGGAAGCCTGCCGCAAGGAGCTTGAGCGCCGTTCGTAAGCCGCCTGATGAGCCGCTGAAAGCGCGGCGAAACCGGGGGACACTCCCCCGGTCGCGGTAGCACCTCGCTACCATTTTCAACGAACACACACCAGTCCAATGGTCTACACTCGACTTCACCTTCTCAACGAAGAGCGCATCACTGACGAGGAAGACTTCTTCGCCTTCCCGATCAGCCGTCACGTAGACGTGTGCGCCCGCAAACTCGACAATGGCGCCTCGTACGTCTACTTCGTGAACCACGCTGACAATCGCGTGCAGAGCCGTGGACACAAGCCCGTCAGCCCCGAAAAGGGCATGACGATGGCCGGCGGCAAGGGCGAAAAGGCCATCCGCTACGCGGGCAAGAAGCGCGAGTCGTTCGCCGTTGCTAAGTGGCACGCGCAGCGCCGCGCCTGCAAGGCGTACGACAAGTACCCCTACGGCTCGTCGTTCGGAAGCTACGACACCAGTGACTTCGTGAAGCTCCGCGCGAAAGCCGCCTGACGAGCCTCGCGGGAACGAGGCGAAACCGGGGGGGGCACTCCCCTCCGGTCACGGCAACCGCCAAACACACTACACCCCCCCTGTTATGTACACGCTCGAACACGAACCGTCGGAGTACCAACGCGGTATCATTGACTGGATCAACAACGGCTCCGGCCACGCCGTTGTAGATGCGGTCGCCGGGTCCGGCAAGACAACGATCCTCGTTGAGGCCGCTCACCACATCGACGAAGACGGCCTCTTCGTCGCCTTCAACAAACACATCGCCGAAGAACTGAACGAACGCCTGACCGAAACCCCGCTGGGGGCGCGCACGATCCACTCCGTCAGTTACGGCGTCCTCGCTGGGATGATCGGTCGGCTCGACGTGCAGAAGCGCAAGTATACGAATATCGTCCGCGAGCACGTCAAGCAAATGAGCCTGCCGCACGACCAACGCGCCGAGACGCGCAAGAACCTCAAGAAACTTGTGGACATGGCCCGCCTCGAACTCGTGGATCCCGACGACCGGGAAGGTCTGCTCCGCCTCTGCGCCAAGCACGACCTGCCGCCGAACGGTTACCTGCGCGAGTTGGGCAGTGTACTCAAGCAGGGCCGCGCCATCGCCGAACAGAGCGGCGAGATCGACTTCAACGACATGATCTACCTGCCTGTCTACTGGAACCTTCACTACAAAGAGTTCCCCTTCGTCATGGTAGACGAGGCGCAGGACCTGAACGCCTGCCAGCTGGAGGTAGCACTCCGCTCCTGCGCCGATGACGGGCGGATGCTTTTCGTCGGAGACCGGCGGCAGGCCATCTACGGCTTTTGCGGGGCGGACGCCGACAGCTACTCGACTATCATCGAGCGCACCGACGCTACCCGGCTCCCTCTTTCAGTCACGTACCGCTGCCCCACGCGCGTTGTCGAGCGCCTCCAGCGCGTTGTCTCCCACATCGAGGCTGCACCGAACGCCGACGAGGGAAGTGTGGCCTACTGGCGCGAAAGCCAGTTCGTGGACAGGGTGAGGCCCGGTGACCTCGTGCTGTCTCGCACGAACGCGCCGCTCATCCGCCGATGCATCGAACTCGTGCGCAAGCAAATCCCTGCCCGTATTCGGGGTCGCGACGTCTCCTATAAACTCACCGATATTCTCGACGAGGTTAGCGACGACCCCGGGTTCAGCTACGATGACCTAATTCCGGCCCTCCATACCTACCACTCCGACCGGAAGGAGTACCTCAAGGCAAAGGACGCGAGTAAGGCGCAGTTTCGGGCGCTTGACGACCGTGTCCAGTGCATCGAAGCCTGCTACGAAGGGTTCGACGCCGCGAGCATTACCATGCTCAAACACGAGATCAAGGGCCTCTTTAGCGACGACGAAGAGGGCGTCTACTTCTCCAGCGTCCACCGCGCGAAGGGGCTGGAGAATGACCGCGTTATCATCATCGAGCCGGACAAGCTGCCGCTCGAATGGCCCGGTCAAAAAGCGTGGCAGTTTAAGCAGGAAAGGAACCTGCTCTACGTCGCGGAGAGCCGCACCAAACGCGAGCTTGTGATCTGCTCGTGACACGCACGGAAGGCCGATGCTGGGCACCACCCCGGCATCGGCCTTTTGCGTTCCGTGCTTATCACCAAACACACTACCACCGTGGGGCACAGCATCCGACTGGAGAGGCCGCCCCGTGGCCATCGTGTGACGTACGGTGTCACGGCGAAGCGCCTACAAGGTTTCGTCCTCGCCGCGAATCATCCCTTCGATCGTGGACGCCATCACCCATAGTGCCAAGAGCGCAAGCATCAGGAACGCCAGCGCCCACACGAACAGAGCCGCATCGAACAACCACTCTGTCATTCCAGTCAGGCTCATCGGTGATGAGGTTGTGTGACCAAATCAGGCGGGTTCGGCAACGGCTTCCATCTCGTCCTCGTCGAAGAGTTCGCCCTGTTTGCGCTCGCCGTCGAGGTAGCTCTCCGCCTCCCACTCAAGTTCCTCTACCAGCCCTACGGCCTCCTCGTCTAAAACGGTGAGCGGTGTGCTAACGTTCAGCGGACTGTCGCAGGCTTCGACAGGCCGCTTGAAGCTAAAGACCGCCTTCACCTCGTCACCGTCGCGCTTGATCTTGGCGGACAGCATTTCGACCTCGTCGGCCCACGGGTGGCCGCCGTGTTCGGCCTCGCCAAGCTCTGCGATCTCTAACGCCTTCGGGCGAAGGTTTTGCAACTTCCGGCGGAAGCTGTCGAGCGGGGCCTCGTCGCTCTTGCGCTTGACCTCTTCCTCTCCGCCAACGTGACCGTCTTCCTTGTACTTGAGCGTTACGTTGCCGCTTCTGCTGAACTTGATGAGCGTGAAATCTTTGCCGGGCATGGTAGCGTGGGGAGTGGGAAAGAATGACTTGTTCGTTCAATGCGAACAGGGCCTTGCGGTTTCGCAAGAAAAGGTTGCTTTGCAGTCTAATCACGCCCTTCGGCCAGCCAGTCTTCGCGTGTATCGTTGAGCAGTTCGCGTAGCTGAACGATGAACTCACGGTCCGGCGGATGCGCTATGCCGTCTTCGTCGCGAAACTTCGTGGACCCGACGGCCCAATCCGCTACGCGGTAAATTTCTGGCAGCAGCTTCAGCAACGTTATTGGGTCACATCCCTCCGGCAGCTTCGACACGGCGGTACCCGCAACGGCCATGAGACGGGCGTTCGCATTCGCCTCACCCGGCTGGGGTCTACTTTTGGCCGTCGCCAATACGTCGCCGTCCGGCCCCCATACTTTGGCCTCATCCCCCTGCGAACTACACCCCCACTGCCCCGGCGTCGACCCGTCGGGGTTATCCTCCTCTTCTTTTCGAGATTGGCTGCTGTCGTCAGGAATGGGCTTCATAAACTGCTTCACGACGTCCTTCGCCCGCATGTACGTATCCATGCGCTCGAAACGAATCGGCCCGCCACCTATGTCTCCGCGAAGTGGACGCCACTCTTCTGCACACTGATGCCGCTCCGCCTCGAAGTGCGCGTCCAGGCGCTCTGCAATCTCGCGCAGCGTCTCGTTGATTGCCTTTTGCGTCTCGTGGTCTTGCTTTTGAATGTCCATCGTTAGTTAGGGGAACGATTAAAAAGGATACGTTACAACTTGTCCCACGCCCAACGTGGTAAGCTAAGGGCCTGCGCCTCGTCAGGGTAGGCGGGCCAATGACCCGTCCGCTCGCACTTCGCGTACTGAACGAGCAGGTCTCGAAGCTGGCGCCACCCGACCCGCAGCGTTGCTTCGGTCAGTTCGTAGACGGCCACCGCGTGCGGAGGCGTCTTTTCTACCGCTACGATGTAACTGCTGCCTTCCCCCCTGCCATCTGCACACTGGCCGACCGCGTAGCGGTAAAACGAAAGCTGGTGAAAGTACCCGTTCCGCCATACGTCGCGCCGGAAGCGTTCCTTGCTGGCGTTGCGCGTGGTCTTGAGGTCTACCAGCACGTCTTTTTCTTGACGGACGTAGTCGATGCGCGCCTTGCACGCCAGCTCGCCTATCTCGCCGGTGTCGGTGTCTATGTAAGCGTGATCGAAAAGCTCCGTCAGTTCGGCGGTGCCCCCTTCCAGCAAGTCGGAGGCCGCCGGGTGCCCGTACACGCTATCGCGCATTCGACAGATGCCCTCGTATTGATCCTCGCTCACGACGAGACCGTCATACGCTTCCTCCTCGCCGGGGTCGTGCGTGCCACAGTACCACTCTCCGCCGCGCCGCACCTTGCCGGAGTAGCTGCACTGACTGCCACTATTGGTCGTCGCACTACACCGACCGGCTACGGCCAGGTTCTCATCGAGCAGGTCCGGCTCCAAGATAGCCGTGTGGGTAGCCGTGCCGATCTTCTGCGCTTTCGTGGACGGCTTCGGATTGTCCATGGCCTCTTTCGCGTGCGCCGGGCTACGCTTCAATAGCGAGAGCCGGCTGTTCGAACAACGGTCGATGGCGTGGTACCTTTCAGCAGGGATGCCCACGTAAGAACCGTTCGCCCAGGTGTCTTGAGATACCGTGTCAGGCATAGGTTAGTAGCTTGTTTAGAATCGGTCACGCGAAAAGGTTGGTCTGGAGCGGCATGGATTCGATCTCGCGCAAGTACCGGCGCGCTTCTCGCCAGTCGTTCGCGTCTCTGCCCTCCTGCCTGCGAGCCCGGTAGCTCCACGCCATCGAGTCTGCCGAATACAGGCACTTGCGCACCAGATGGGACCGCAGCGCGGTCTTTTTCAGCCCGAACCCGTGCAGGCGCAAGTCGGGGCGTACGGCATGTATCCGCGACAGTACCGCCTCTACCGCCTTGATGCTGCCGTTCCTTTTGCACACAGAGCCGACACCCACCCACGCGCCTTCTGACAACCGCCCGCCATACTGCCGAACGTTTCGCACGTATTCCTCCGGCTCATACCCTTGCAGTACAGGCATGATGTAGACCTCTCCGGTATCGGCGCTCATCAAGCGGTCGTATCGGTCCACTGTGCGTGCTTGGTGCTCCTCGGTGGTCATCCCCGTCTTCTGGAGGACAAACGATTCGCACATCCAGTCTTGAGATACCGCCGCCAAAAGATCACCGCACCGGCTCCACCGCCGGACTTGAGCGGCGTATTCCTTGACGCTGCGGCGATGTGTGCCGTGCCGGGATACCTCCGTAAAGGCTCCACTGTCCATCACCCACTGCCCAGCTTCGAAGTCGGACTTCCGCCGGGACAGTGCGTTGACGCTCAACATACACCGAGCGAAGTGCTGTGCGTCGCAGACGTGGTGCAACCCGATATAGAACTGTACGTCTATCTCGGTAAGCATAGCTACTTTTGAAGGGGAAGGGATACTTTCAGCCTTGCTTCTTTCAAGAACTCGTACCGCACCTTCTCGAAGAAACGGAGGTCTCTCTCTGGGTCGTCGTGGATCGTCTTTTTCAGCTTCCCGTCAGCGCGCGGAAAGTCGTATTTTCTGCCTGCCGGAAGAATTTCGATCTTGTACCTGTCCGTGACGCATACCCACTTGTCCAGCGGGTCCACCCACTCTGCTACGTCACCGTTTTTTATCTGTAAGTCAGATCGCATGGGAAGTCACGAGGTGTCGAGAAGTCGTTTGTCGTCGAGCAGTCGTTCGTGGACGGTGCGCCCGTCTGGGGTGAGGCCGAACCCAAGCAGAAGCTGATCCAACTGTGCCTGCCGGGTCTTTCGGAATGCGAGTACGCTGTTGAGCCACTCTTTCCAGATACGCCACGCTACACGGCGGGCCTGCTTGACGTCGAAGTCGCCGGGCGTATCCTCGTCTTCATTCAAGGCTCTTTTCATCCCCGCCACATCGGGCTGTATCCGAAAAGGTAAAGGGCGACCGTCCAGTTCAAGCACGAACTGAACGGCAATCGGGTGCCCCTCTGCACCGTAGTCCATTGCCACGCGGCTCGCATCCGCCCGGGCAAGGACCTGTTGCATTTCGCGGGCTGTCTTCCCGGCATCGACTGATGTAGTGTAGAAGCGGATCGGCATAATAGAAGGCTGTTATTTGTCCCATGTGAACGGGCATTCCCAATCGCAATACTCGGTCCCCGCCTTCTGACAGAGACCCGTATCAGGGTGATACCCGCACTGCGCCATTAGCGACTCGTGCGCCTCGCTCCACGTTGGGTCAGGTGGAGCGCCGTTCGCCCTCATGTGCTGGCGTTCTTCCTCGACGCGGCGGTTGAGGCGTTCGTTGCTGCTCATTGGCGAAGGTTGGAAAAGTGAAAAAGGCCGTTCACGCTTCGATGATAATGCGGGGCATTTGACGGCGGCCTTCGGTGACGAGAACATGACGGTCGCCAGTAAAGAGGTCGAGCCGATAAATCAGTTCGCGCATGGCATCTGTTTTGACTTTTCCGAGCGAGGTGTAAACGCAAACCCGAGCGAAGTCGGGGCCGACGTCAGCGTAAAGGTTTTTCTTTCTCACGCCCGCGCGCTTGAAGGCTTCCCGAATCGCACGTTCGCGCCAAGAATGGCTCATGGTTTTATGGGGAGCGGGGGGCAGGAGTCGAACCTGCAACCTCTGGCTTGGAAGGCCAGCGCTCGTACCATCAGAGCTTCACCCCGCTGGGTGTGGTAAAATATACGGCCATCTCGCGACCCTGCGTGAAGTGGAATAGCTCTTTAAACGCCGGATCGTGCTGGAGGGCACTGGCGAGACGTCGAGTTGCGCCTTCGCCAAGAGCCGGAGTGCAGTTGATGTACACTGCCGTGCTTGGCCCCTTCTGCTTCACCGCCAATACCTCTGCGCGAGGAGGAAGGTAGGGCACCACTCGACGAGTGCAGTCACCCGCCCAGATTGGATCGACCGGGCCGGGTAGGTTCTCGTAGTTCATTGTCATCGTTTCAGTCGGCTTGTATTTGTTGAGAAAGTCGATCGGTCAGCGGCGTCTCTGTGGCATTGAGGGCCTTGTCAACGTCGGCAAGAAGCGAACGCTGTTGCGGACCCAGGTCTCCATCGCGCTCCAGCTTGACCAAGTAATGTCGCACCCGAACCAGGGCATTCGCCATCTTCGGCAGCGCCTTTACCGTCCCGAGGGGGTCGCAGCCTTCGGGAAGCTGGCTCGCGAGGGTGCCCGCTACCGCGATGAAGCGCGCGGTATCCCCTGCCTCCACCGGGTCGGGCGTAGGTTCCAGCGTTGCCAAAAGTTCGCCCTCGTCATCCCACACCCGTGCCCGATAGCAGCTTGGCGGTTCGCCCATCTGCGACGTCCAGCTCCACGGCCCGGCTGTAAGTTTGACGTTTGGCTCGCTCGCTTGGTAGCTCATGGTTGGCGTTTAGTGTCTGATGAAAAATCTTGATCAAGCAACCCCGCCGATTCGAGACGTAGCCAGGACCGCGCACGGGCCTCCGCTTCGGTCTTTGCGCTTTCGTAGCCAAACATCATCCGCTCGTCGCCAGTGATGTAAAACACAGTGTAGTACACAAACCCTAATTCTACACGAACGGAATACGGTACGCCCTCGTACCTGACTTCTCGCGGCAGCACCCGCCCCAACTCCGCAGCGGTCGGAGCAGGTAACCGCGCCGCGCTGGGAGACGGCTGGTACCCCCTCTCCGCACGCAAAAGACGGTCGTGATCCCAGAAAAAATGGGTGACCATGTCGAACCCACGCTCGTCCAGCATCTCGCACGTGTCCGGTTGCGGCACGAGATCGCGAAGGTCAAGGGCAAAGTCGGCGTCTGGCGTGCTCATTCTTTGGGGAGAGGCAGGTGCTCAATGTACTCGCGCACGATTTTCTTTGCGTGGAAATATGTCTGGATCTTTCCCTCACAACAGAAATTCTCGTCCCCCAACAGCATCCAGTGATAGCACCTGAAATGGCGATCCTGGCTTAGTTCACGCTTGCGACGCTCTTGTTTCCATTTCTCGTCCAGACGGTCCACGATCTCGCGAAGCGTCTCATTAATGGCCTCTTGAGTCTCACGATCACTCATTGGCTGTCGTCATGGGGTCTGTTAAAAAGTGCTGGCGAGGGTCGTCGTGCTCTTTGCATACCCACCGGATACGGCCCGTCGCGTCGAGCTTCCACCGCGTGCCGTTCCTCCTGCACCGCACGCCCTCCGTCGTAATAGCCTCGCATTGCTCACTCATTGGTCTATTTGGTGTGTGTAGAAGTCAAGAGGAATCAACTGGTGGTGGCACCTCGAATTTGCCATCCTCGCCGCGATGCTTCCAGCGCAGTAGTTCGTTGTGCCAATGCGCAAAAAGTTTTGCCACGGCCTCCTCTCGTGTGTGTCCATGCTTGAACATCAAATCGCGAACCTGATTATGAGCGTGAATCCAGCCGGCACGGTAACCGCGCCGATAGGCCAACTCTCGCGGCTCCTCCTCCGGTTCGGGAAAGCCGAAAAGGTCGTCGCATTCTGGAACGTCTTCGGGTTCCATATGGTCGAGCGTCTTGCTTATTCATGATTGCTCGTTGACTTTGAAGCCTTCCGGCATGTATGCCTCCCGCATCGACGGGTGTCTCTGCTCTTTTCGGCACGCCCAGCATCGCCACTCGCCGCGCACCTTTCGAAAGTTCGGCTCCCACTGCACGCCATCGACCTCGATCCAGTCATTGACCGTGCGGTTGCAACCTACGCAGCGAACTCGCGTGTCCATATCTTATTCGACGGGTTCGTAAATGCGGCGAAATTCGTCGTGAGAGATCGGGTAATGCTCCCCCTGCGAGTCTTCGGCGATCCATCCGTCCTTGATCGTAAGCGTGCCTTCCGTCGTCTTAACAACGATGTAAAGGAACGCCCCGTCTTTCTTCTCATGTTCAGGGCCAGCCACTACAACTTCGCAGTCATGGTACTTGCCAATTTCGTTCAGTGTCGCCATGCAAATGCGCACAGCGTACGGCTGGTGTTGCTTTCGAAAGCGACCGCGAATCGGCCAGTCAGATTTCAGTTGAGGAACAGCCACGGTTGCTCATCGAGTTTTGTGAAGGTAACGACCCAGACCCACGGATTCCTCTGCCACGACCCCCTGCCGTGAATTTCGTTCCAGCGTTCTTTAAAAGCGATTACCGCACTTCTCGTATCGCCGCCGTGGACACTGGCGCTCCGGCGCGTGACCGGCTCTACGCCTTCCGCCATCGCGTCGACTTCGTCAATTTCCAGCAACCGCTCCGCCCGAATGCTCTGCACGCGTAAGCGCAGGCGGCATAGCTCACGCGGCATGTAAATCGCGGGACGCTTGCGGCCCAGCACGCCTTTTTCTGAATCGGGGCGACGGTCCGCACAGTAGTGGGTATTCGCGATAGCAGCTTCCGCGTGGTCCCACATGTCCACGTACTCGCGAGGTGTCTTATCGTCAAACGAGGCGGGCAACCGGAACGCCTCGCGCACCCACAGAATATCGCCAGCCTTGCCGAACGGACACTCTGCACTCCACCTTATCGGGTCCTCACGAAAACCAATTGTACCGATCCAATCGTCACCCATGCTATCCCGCATCACAGAGAACACATCGCTGGGCGGCTGCGGCTTGATGATCCGCCGCGTCTGGATCTTTTCGTCCGCCCACATGCGGCAGACGGACCACCCGCTAAAGATAGCCGGGCGCTCTTTTGCTTGAACGGTCATTGGTCTGGTTGAGGGGTTGCTTCGACAGTCTCCTTCAATGCCGCCTTTGCTGCGGCGTCCAGTTCGTCCCACACGGCGCGAACGCTTTTCGGAAGGGGCGTACCTCGCATGGTGGGCGGTTCACCATTCAGCGCTTCGCTGTGCCGCTCTAGCAACGATTCCAGGTCGTCGGATGGGGCGGGGTTCTCGTAGTGACCTTCCAGCCCGGCGGGAAGTCGTAGCCGCTCGCCGTCGCTGATCCAACGGTGCAGTACGTCGGCCAGCGCGTATCGCACATCGACGCCCGTCTCTTCCTTGAAGGCCGTGTACCCCTTATGGATGCGCGTGTGGCACTCGCGGCAGAGCGGCACTTTCGCCCACTCTGACTGCTTCTGTGCCGTGGCGCTTGGGGCAAGGTGATGAGGGTCATTCTTGCGGATGCTGCGATGCTCGTCCTGCCCCGGTTCGGCGGGCTTTCCACACCCCGCGCAGTCAAGCTCCGCCAGCCAGCGGTCGAAGTGCGAGAGCGCAACGTCCTCCTTCTGTTCGGCGCGAGCATTTTTGCTCTGCTGTCGGTATCGGTCCGCCTCCGTGACGAGTTGCTGCGCTGCGCCCTCCGCGTCTCGCTTGTCGGCCTCGTCGTTGATCTGTTCGAGATCCTCTGCTGCCCCCTCTACCTTGCGCGTGATCTCCTCGTTCAGACTACCGATGCCGAGTTCCCGCACGTCGACCTTCTTGCGAACGATCGTCTTGATGTGGTGCCAGCGCTTCTGAAAGTCGCCGCTGTCGAGCCACCGCACGAACATTGTTAGATTGCCATTGAAGGCTTCAGCGCACCCCATTGCGTAGCGGATTGTGCGCGGGTGAATGTCGAACCGCTGCCCTACCTCGTCCAGCATGGCCCCGACCTCGCCGTGGGGGGTCCCTGCTCGTATGCGGCGAGTCGCCTCTCCGAGCACGAAACGCGCTATCCAGTCGAGGTCCTGCCCGACCTCTGACAGGCTGTTGTAATACCGAATGAAGGGTTCGGCCTCGTCCATCGTCAGCGTCTCCGGCAGGGCGTCGATACCCCTCTGCGCGTGAGACTGTATCCGCTCACGCATGTCCGCGACGGCGGGCAGTTGCGAATCACCGTATGTCGATTCTTTGCTCATGGCGTTAGGTGCACCTGATCTTCGCGATCAGCTTTTTGAGGTAGCGGCGGTACGCGGCCACGTCCTCCGCGTCGTGGCACAGTTCGTTTAGGTAGTGCTTGAGCGCATCGCGCTCGCCGGGGGGCAACTCGTGCCAGTTCTTGCGAAGCCATTCCAGCCCCTCCTCGCGACACCGTTCTACATACCCGGCCTCGTCGAGCGGGTCGTACCACTCGTCGCCGTCGTGCTGCGCACGCTCCAGCGCCGCTCTGGAGACCCACTTTGTATCGGGTTCGACTTCGGTAGGGGGATTCGTCATGTCACTCTGTTTTCAAGATGAACGGTTCTTCGCCGGGGTGCGCTTCGTCGAAAGCCTCGCGGGTCGGGTACGCCAGTATGCACCCACACGACCCTTCCGGCCCGTTTAGCGACAGGTGGTCGCCTACCGGAAGGCGAATCTCAAGGTCGTCCCAGCGGGTGAGTTTTCGTTGCACGTACAGCACGTCAAGCGCATCCTCCATGAATAACAGGTGAACAGTTTTGAATGGCCGTTCAATTTACGCCGATGGGTACGTTGATGATGCGTAACTCGCGGGCGCTTGCCACAAGCGGGCGGTCGCATAGCGCCACGATACCCCCGACGCTGTACCACGATACACCACCCGGCATGTCGTGACGGCGAACCACGTCTCCTTTCCCTTCCCATTCGGGATCGGAGTAAATGAAGTCCGACCATTGAGCCAGCGCCAGCTTAGTGCTGACGTTGATTTGGTCGGGTGTCGTGACGGGGTAGCGCATTGGTGTGTTTGGCGTTTCTGCGAGAGGGTAAATGTGACTTGGTAGAAGTTGTTTCGCAAAAAAAGCATTCTTTAAAAAGGCGCGTCTTCCGGTGCGCCATCGGTGAAGGTCGCATAGGCCGGATGCCACGTCGCCAGTACGGTGCGCTCTCGTAAGGAACCTAAGTGCTTGTCGCGCACCTTGCCCACCGTGAACTCGGCCAGGCGGTCGGCGGATAAATCGAGCGCTTTGCTGCGCTCGAAGCCGTAGTGCTCTGCCCGGTAGATCGTCACTACCACATCGGCATCGTTGCGAATCATTGTCGTTCCATACAGGCTGTCCACGTCGGGACGGCGATCGCCGTCATCGGGGATGCTCACCTGACTCAATACGCACACTGTCACCCCTGTCTCCTCTGCCGTGCGTTTCAAGGTGCGGCTGACGTAGTCGAAGCGCTCCTTATTACCGCCGAAGTAGTCTTCGGAATGGAGGTTTTGCAGATAGTCGATGTACACGACGTCGAGGTCGTATAGCTGTGCCCCGCGCCGCACGCGCTGACAGAGCCGCTCAACCGTTATGCCGGGGCAGTGGTCGAGGAATAGGTCGGCCTCGTCGAGCACGCCTTTCGCTTCGTCCAGCCGTTTCCATTCCTGCGCTGTCAGCGTGCCCTTACGAATGTCGCCCGGCTCGACGCGCGCCATCGGACCGACCACCCTCCGCAGTAACCGCTCGCCGTTCATTTCGGTCGAGAAAAGAGCACAGGTGTTGTCCTCCTTCGCCTCGTACCCGTCCTCCGTCTTTCGCAGAGCGTGGCGGCGCATAGCCCCCAGCGCGTGCGAGGTTTTTCCTATCCCAGAATCTGCGCCTACGGCAACGTAGGTGCCTGCCTCGTATCCACCGCCGATCTGCTCGTCCAGTGTCGGAAGCCCGGTCGTGATGAATACGCCCGCCCCGTCAGCAGCGCGTTCGGAGCGGTCCTTCATTCGGGCGTAGTGCTCACTGATCTTGTGCAGCCCGCGCTGGCTTTCTGTCGGCAAACTTCGAGACACGAGGTCTTGTAGCCTCGCCTGCACGTCGAGGTAGTCCACTGAATCTTGTCGAAGAAGCTCCTCTCCGTGATGGACCGTGTCGGCCAGCCTTCGTCCCGTCTGGTGCTCCAGAAGGATCAGGCACAGGTCGTGAAGGCGGTCGCGGGACGGCACTACCTCTGACGTATATACATCTGTCGCGTCGGTAGAAAGCGCCTTATTGTCGAGCGCAGCCGTCACGGTGTCCAGCGCGACGCCCTTGCCCTCGTCCACAACCGATTCGGCAGCCTCGAAGATGTGTCGGTGTTCGTCTACGTCGAACGCGTTGGCATCAAGTACCTGCATCACGACCGAAGCGGCCCACGATTCGTTCATCAGCGTAGCGAGCACCATCCGCTCGATCTTGGGATTCGCGGTGTGCAGGTCAGGCTTGCTCATGGTGTGTTTGGTGCATCGAAGATCCAGTCTCTCTCGCCGGGGCCTCCGACCTTGTGAAAGTCTACGCTTTTCTCGTAGTCCGTCAGGCGGTCGAAGCGGTCCACCTGTCGTTCGGTGTAGTAGGCTCCGTCCTCCGGCAATACGATCACGAAGTCAAGCGCCTGCAAGGTCGCCCCATATCGCAGGCCCTCTTTGAAATCGGTGTCATGCAGCAGGAGGCGCACTGCGTTCACGGTCTGGCGCTTCGTGAGTTTGTGCAGGGAGAGGCCCCGAACGAGCGTCTTGACGCGCTCCGGTTCGAGGTCCAACCCAAAATGTTCAGCAACGCCCTGCACGGCGTCGAGGTGTTCACCCAGCAGGTTCTCTTGCTTCGCCCAATCGAGGTCGTCCCCGAGGATGTTGCGGAGCGAGTTAGATCCCGAGGTCCGCGCGAGCTTTTGCGAAATTGCGTTCTCGTCTCTCTGCTTTGGTGAGTTGCTCATCTTCCTGCTGGCGATTGTGGATGGTCTTGGTGACGTAGTTCAACACGCGCGTTGGGAGCGCTTCGGTGTAGGCTTCGTTGTCGGGTTGGGGGGCGAATTCTTCGCGTTGCACCATGTCGTAGAGGCTGCACAGGAACGCTTGCGACGCCCCGCGCTCGCCGAGCGGCGTCCCCGAACCCAGATCCATCCCGACGAGCTTCTTGCGGAGCTTCCCCACGCGCCCGACCCACGCGCGCGGCCCGTCTGCGGGTGCGAACAAGTCTCGAAAGACAGTCGCTAAATGCCAGTTCTCTGCACCGAGGTTGTCGCACGACTCCAGGTCTTCGAGCGCCTGACTTAACGACCCGCCGTCGTAACCCCCCTCGTTTACCTCGACTTCCACCGCTTCCTCCGTTGTTGCCCCATCCCCCCTCTGGCTTACGGGCTGTGTTAACCCCCCTGGGGGGTCCTCCTTACGCGCGCACGTGGGCGTGCCCACCTCACGCAGTGAGGTGCCTTCCCCCTGTGTACCCCCTTGTGTAGTCTTACGTGTACCCCCTGTATTTGTGTACCCCCCTGTGGGACCGCCTCCTTTACCATCGCGCACCCCCTCCGTCCCGCTGTGGGTTGCCCCCCCCTCTGCTGGGGGTTCCCCCCGTTCGCGCTGTGGGTTCCCGTTCCAGTCGTCTCCGTGGGTCAACGCCTCCACTGCATCCGGCTTTAGCTCCAGAAATAGTACGTTATTCAGTTTGAGGTCGCGCACCTCGATTTCGCGAAAGTGGCGCTCTACTAACCCTTGATCTTCGAGAAAAACGACCGCCTTCTTAACGGTTGATTTACTGACGCCGAAGCGGTCGGCCAGTGCGTCGTAGCTCCGTTGCAGAAGGTCACTCTCGAACCGTTTTCGGTACTCGACGAACCGCCCGCTTTGCTCGTCGCGGTACTCAATCGGGCGGTACCAGTAGACCGTATCTGCCAAGATCATGATCGCTAACCAGTGCGGTGTCCCGCTCTCGCGCTGGAGGCGTTGCCACCATATGCCGGGAACGACGTTGCCCGTGATGCGGAGCGAGCTCATTTTCTGAACAGCCTCGTTATTGTCGAGGGCATAGCCGGGAGCGTTACTCATTGGTAAAGAGGGAGATTGAATAAAGAAGCCCCACCGGGTGCTGGAGGGTTGCGTTGGTTACAAGCCGAGACACAGCAGCTGCAACCCTGTCAGCCCGGTGGGGCCAAGGGAATGATCGGTAAGTAGGCTGCTGTGTCTCGTTCAATCTTACAAATCCATCCCGTTTGGAAAGGTTTCATCGCACCGGATATTTTTTTCATAGGGAAACCTTTTATAGAGAATGCCATTTACTGCTACCCCTTTTCCAAAAAACGAATCGCCCCCCGAAATGGCTATCTCCAGAAGCAAACCACAAATCGAAGAGAGTGTGTTCGACGGAGTTGTGGATACCTCTCCGATGGATGATGAAGACGTGTCTCGAATCCGGCAGGAAATGAACGACGCTGTGGCGGAGACTATGACCGAAAAAGAGTATTACGAGGTCATGGCAGATCGTCACGGGCACGGCGAAATCATACGGCAGACGGAGTTCGCGCCTGCCCTTAGTTATAGTAGCAACCGCGTCACTCAATACGAATCGGGGAGTGCCGAGGTGAGCGCTAAGTATGCTATTTCGCTCCGGCTGCTACACCGTCACGTTATGGAAAACCCCCGTGACGTAGCAGACGCTGCGCTCGCCCTCGCCCGCCGTCGTAACTGATCCATGTGAACGGTTCTGAATAACCGTTCAAAAATACGGGGTCCCGGCTTGAATAGGTTGTAAAGAAAATATTAAAGGGCTTTTTCAAGGAAACCCATGTGCCTTAGGTGTATTTACCCTAACACAACGAGGGGGAAATACACTCGCACTCATCACCAAACACACCACACACGCCATGATTACTGCCAAGCGCATCACCGAGACCCAATACGGCCTTAAAGTCATCCTTGACTCCGACTACGAGGATAAGGACGCTATCAAGTCTCTGCCGTGGGAAGAAACGCACCGAAGCTGGACCGGAGATCACTGGACGGTCGATTACCGACCGGAGATTGTCGATATGCTCGACGAAATCGGGGCGGAAAACCTCGACTGGCTGCGGGCCGAGTTCGAAGAGCAGCTCGAAGAGGCCGCGCACTTTCAGGACCTCTCGCGGGCCGAAAATAGCGACTACGAGGTGCCCGCCCCCGACGACCTCGAATACTACGACTTCCAGCGTGCCGGCATCCAGTATGCGGTCGAGAAGTACGAAAGCGGCGAGGACGGCGTGCTGATCGCTGACGAGATGGGGCTGGGTAAAACGATTCAGGCGCTGGGCACTGTCAATAAATTGGGTCTCGATACGGTCGTGGTTGTCTGCCCCGCCTCGTTGAAGCAGAATTGGGCGCGCGAGGCGCGGACGTGGCTTACGGGCGACTTGGAAGTCAATGTCTACGATGAGGGACCCATGACCGCTGACGTCGAGATCGTTAACTACGCGCTGCTGTCCACCCGTAATGAAGTGCCCGCCATCATCAACGAGCACGGTCCCGAACTCCTCGTCCTCGACGAGTCACACTTCATCAAGAACCGGAAGGCGAAGCGCACACAGGCGGCCCAAGAGATCGAGGCCGACCGCCGCCTCTTCCTGACCGGGACGCCGATCAAGAATCGTCCCATCGAACTCTGGCAGCAGGTCTCCGAACTCACCGACGAGTTCGACTTTTGGTCCTACGCCAAGACGTACTGCGGCGCGAAGAAGACGCGCTGGGGCTGGGACATGGACGGCGCGACCAATCTGGGCGAGCTTCAGGAGCGGCTGCGCTCGTCGGTGATGGTACGGCGGCAGAAGGAGGACGTGCTCACCGACCTGCCGGATAAGATGCGGCAGGTGATCCCGCTTGCGCAGAACGGCATGGGCGGCCTCGTTCAGGAAGAACGCGAAGCATACGAGGAGCACGAGGACCGCATCGCCGATCTCAAGCGCCGGAAGGCTCGCGCCGAAGTCAACGACGACGACGAGGCGTACCGCGAGGCCGTCGAGAAGCTCAAAGAGGCCCGCAAGGTGGCGTTTGAGCGCATCGCGGAGATCCGTAAAAAGATCGCCGTTGAGAAGGCGGGGCACGTCATCCAGCACGTCAACTCTGTGCTCGAGTCGGAAGAAAAGGTCGTCGTCTTCGCCCACCACAAGGACGTGATCGCTCGGCTCCAGGACGAATTCGGGGAGCGCGCCGTCTCGCTCACGGGCGACACGCCGCAGAAGGAGCGGCAGCAGGTCGTTGACCGCTTTCAGGGGGACCCCGATACGCGCGTCTTCATCGGGAGCATTCACGCTGCTGGGACGGGCATCACGCTCACCGCCGCCTCGCACGTCGTCTTCGCGGAGATCGACTGGACGCCCTCTGTGAACCGCCAGTGCGAGGACCGTTGCCACCGGATAGGACAGGACGACACGGTGCACGTCCAGTACCTCGTTGTGAACGAGAGCCTCGAAGCCCGCATTGCCCAGAAAAACGTGCGCAAGCAGAAAAACATCGACGCCGCCATGAACGAAGACTTCGAGGACGGCTTCTATGAGGCCGACGAGGTGGACCTCGATATCGTGCCGAGCGGCGCGGACGAAGAGTTGAACGACAGTGTCGCCTCTTCGACGCGCGAGGAGATCACCGAGACTACCGACGAGGAAAAAGAAGCTATCCTGAAAGGCGTGAAGACGCTCTCCGCTTACTGCGATGGGGCGCGCTCGCTGGATGGTATGGGCTTCAACAAGGCGGATACGGAATTCGGTCACTCGCTCGCCGGGTACGAGAGCCTCACCGATAAGCAGGCCCACTACGCGCGCAAGCTGGTGCGCAAGTACCGGCGCCAGCTCAACGACGGGGTCGTGGAGGCGGCGCTTGGGGAACAGCTTCCCGCTTGATTAGAATGTTAAGCGCTTATTAAAAGGGTATTGCGAGGAAACCCCTGTCCCTTTAATGCTTTTATTCCAACACAACAAGGGGGAAGGGAAAACACACTCGCACTCATCACCAAAACACACCACTCTTTACCATGAGCAACGTAAGCATCACCACCGACAACGGCCAAATCAACGTTGACTCGCCTTACCACGAGAAGTTCGTCAACTTCGCACGCAACCTGAACGGCAACTGGACCGGCGAGGTCTGGGCGTTCGACTGCCGCGACGAGGAGCGCGTTCGGGAAAAGCTGTTCGAGGTCTACGGCACCGATGGCAGTGACGTGGCGACCGTAGACGTGCGGATGACGACCGACAAGGACAGCGACCGCGAGGACCTGACGGCGTTCGGGCGGGTTGTCCTGCGCCTCCGCTCCCGCGATGAAAAGCCTGACCTCGGTGAAGGGGTCGCCCTCATCGAAGGCACCCTGAAAGGCGGCGGCTCGCGCAAGTACCCCGAATGGAATGCCAAGAACGCCGTGCTGGAAGTCCGCGACGTGCCCGTTACGCTTGCGGAGGAAAGCGTCATGGGGTGGGACACGGAAATCATCGAACGGGACGATGAGGGCGGCCTCACGCCGCAGGAGCAGGCGCTGGCGGACAGCCTCGCAGACCTGCCGGAAGAACGCCGCCGCGCGGTTATCGAAGCCGTGTGATCTTTCACGCGCCCCACCCGGTGAGGCCGCAGCGGGATCATCGCCCGCAGTGGGGTCTGCACTCACACTCACACCGCCCCCCCCCCTCGACACTATGACCTTGACCCAAAAGCACCTCACATACGATATCGGCAGCGGTCAAAACGACAAGATCGTCACCCATGAGTACGGGAATGGTGAGTATGACACCGAGGAAGACGGATACCCCGTCATTCACATGGTCTCCGGCATTGACGAAGGGGGCACGCCACGGGTTTTCCTCGTCCAGCGCTTTCGAGATGGCGAGCTTGAAGTGTACCTGCCTGCCACCGACAAAGACATGACTACCGCACTCGACGATTGGTTCGCTGCCTGATGAGGGTGTTGGCCGCACCCGAAACGCCCTCTCCGTGAAGGGGGCGTCGCGGTACAGCCCGCCGGACGCTCTGTCCGACGCACTCACACACTCACCAATACACCAGTACCATGCAAGACCTCATTGACGGCAAACTCTACGACACCGCCACCGCCGAAGAAATTGCCAGCTACTCAACCGGTGGTAGCACCACTGACTTCGATTACTATCGCGAGACGCTCTACCGCACTGAAAAGGGGCGCTGGTTCCTTGCCGGAGAGGGTCACGCGAAGACGCACTACGGGTCCACTACGTCCGACGGAATGCGCGGCTGGGGGTCCGCCATCCATGCCCTCTCCGAAGCGGACGCCTTCGACTGGTGCCAGCGGAAGGGCAAGGTGGACGTGGCGCGCGAGCACTTCGCCGACCGCATCGAACGTGCCTGAAAAGACCGCCCCGCCTGGACGGGCAAGCAGCGGTTCGATCCCGCTGCCGGGGCCTTCCAGCCGTTCTTCATCTCCGGTGCTGCTATGCGTATTTTCATCCCGCCGTCAAAAATTGAAAAGGTTCGCAAGGTGAGCGCTGGTGCTCGCGCGGGTCGCTTGGATTCGTTCTGGACGGCCTACCTTTCGGACCTGTACGAAGAGGTGCGGCTGGTGAGCAACGGCACTCGGATTCCCCGACCGGAAATGTACTATCGCGAAGCGAAAGACCTCTCCGCACAGGTGCTTGCTGCGCGTATACTCATGGGAAATGCGGTCTGGATGCGCCGGGGCGACATTACGCCCCGGCTCGACCTCTCCGAAAAGCGCCTTGAAGAAATCGCTGGGATCCCCAGCCACCCTCCCCGTCGCGGGTACTCGACAAATGCGCTCGAACGAGCTTGCGTAGATTTGAACCGCGAGCTTGAGGCGGCTTCCTTGTAGCCCGCATTGACGTTCTCGATCACAGGTTATGAATGAAATGAACACGCGCTCGACCTACACCGTCAGAATGGCTAATGCCTTCTTCTGGGCCGAATTCCACATCAATGCGGAAACCGAGGCGGAGGTGCGATTCAAAGCGCAAGAGCTTGCCGGGAGGGGCACACTTGCCTTCTACGCTGAACAGGAGTACCAAATGGCTCTTCGCAAAAACGGCTACGACCCCGACCGCCGCGACTACACGTACCGCCTCGAAAGGATCGAACCGGCGGACATCTACGACCCGCGAGCTAACGACGCACCACACCCCCTCACCTCATCATGACCTTTGACGACGTCTCCGGTAAAGACCACAACCTGACCCTCGGCCTCAAATGCGAGCGCGAAGGCACCGATTGGAAAGCACGATTAGAACTGGAGAGGTACAGCGACCACGGGTCTGTACGGTTCGACGGCGAGGTGACCAACGAGACCGTTCCCGACGAGATGTTTGCCGTCAGCGGCTACGCCACGCCGGGCCGTTCAGCAGCCTGCTTTGGTCACAAGATGGGCCTTGATGACCCGGTCCGCCTCGCTATGTCCTGCGGCACGGTTCGCCACTACATTCCCGGGGCGGAGCGTCCTCGCGACGTAGGCAAATGGGATGTGGAAAAGTCCGTGCGCAGGATGTGCCGAAAGGCCCTCCATCGTATTGAATTCAAGATGTGAGTAGAACCACTCTTCGTGCCTTTCACTAAACGCGCTAACAACCCATGTCTGACGAACAAAATGAAGACCGCAAGGGACAGCGCCCCTATGCCGATGTGCGCACCGACTTGCAGAAGCCGATCCCCGACCGCCTGATTCACCAGAAAAAGGTTGGCAACGGGCGCAAAGCTGACTACGTGCCTTGGTACTCGCTCCAGAAAATGCTGGACTTCTACACGAACGGGCACTTCGACTTCTACGTAATCGAGTGCGAAGCCTTCGAAGCCATCGGCAAAGTGCGTACGAAAGTGCGCGTCGTCCTGCGATGCGCCGATCACGATGTGTCCCGCGAGGGCGTGGGCGAAGCCGACTTCGACGGGAGCGGGTTCGGAGACCCGTTCTCGAATAGCGAGGCGCAGGCGTTCCGGCGGGCGTGCGCGCGCCACGGGCTGGGTCTCGACCTCTGGGCGAAGTAAAGCACCGCCTTGAATAGAATGTAAAGAGTGTATTAAATGGCTTTCCCCAAGAAACCCCTGTGCTTTTAGTGCCTTTACCCTAACACAACGCGCCAAACACGCTCACTCACACTCCCTCAATACGATGGACACTTGCACCCGCGAAATCTTCGACGCCACAGTTCGGACTTGCGAGAATGGCGACTTCCGCGTTCTCGTTCATGGCGACAACTTCAACTATTGGTCGCACTGTGGCAAGCTGATCTTCACGCGGCACGATGGAAAGCGTAAGGTATTCTACTACAAGAATAGGGAAGAAGCGGTTGAGCACGTCGTCTTCATGACGTTCCTTAACGAGGGCGACCTTGACCACGATAAAGTATATGCATATGCTGCCTGATGAGGCCCTTTGGTTGGGGCCGAAACTGCGCGGCGCGGGCGCAGTCGCAGTAACCAAACACGCTCACTCACCAGACACTACCTGCCATGAAAAACGTCAACGTCACCTCCGTCCGACAAGGTATCCGCAACCTTACCCACGTTAGCCAGAGCGACAAAGAGGACGCTCTGGAGTCGCTGGGCGTGCTCACTGGGTTTTCCGACTTTACCACCCGTGAGCAAGCGCGCCTCGCGTTGAGCGGCTACCTGCCCGCCCACATCGCTCACGATATTCTGGACACTGCAACGCAGTAGTACCTGCCGAAACCAAACACACCCCCAAACCCCCAAATTGCCATGACCTCTGCCCTCAAAGAAATAACGCTCCTCCAGCTTTTTAGGCGGGTGACGCGCCTTGAAGCGCGCGTCGAAGAGTTGGAGAGGAAGCGAGACGACGATAGCCTTATGCTCAAGCGTAACTGCCAGCTCTTGAAGCAGGCGCACAAAGAACTCCAGCGCCGCCAAGAAACCGGATACTGCGATAAGCATGAGCGCTCTTACCAAGACGACTGCCCGCAGTGCAAGAACGACCGCGCCATCGATTCGATGGTCAGTCAGCAGGCCGGCCCCGGCGCAACGCGAGCACAGAAGCGGCGGGCGCGCGAGACCGTGGTGGGACGCGACTTCTAAAGAACCCGCCTAACGAGATTCCCAGCCCCGTAGACAAAACACCCCTATGAACGACCTCCAAGAACACGTGCTCGACGTGCAAAAGGAAGCCGTCAGGAGGGCCACAGGCCCCCACCCTAAGGTGATTGCGTCCATGACCTACAACGACGATAAGAACCGCCTCTGCGCGGTGGTCATTCTTGAGGACGACGCCCGCCCCTTCTGGGCAGCCTACCGCGAAACCGCTGACGAGGATCTTGAGGACATCAGCCGGGAGCAAGCCCTCCGCCGTGCTGATATGGACGTGATCGAAGGCTTCTTCTACAAGCACACGGGCAGACACCTTGATCTGCAAAACTGGCCCTCGTCGTTCGTGATGCACCCCGTCTTTGACGGGCAGGACGGCCAAACCCTTGTCAAATACGACCCGTCCAGAGGCGAGTTCGCGGCATACGATAGGCTGTCGGGGCGTCACCTTATGAGTGACTGGCAGCCAGAAGTCCCGCAACGCCAAAAGATCGAAGCACGTATCGCAGAAGAATCCGCCTGAAGATGCCGGGGTGATGCTCGGCGAAACGGCCTCGCCGTCGCGGTAGTCACACAGGGCGCCCACCGCCGCCTATACTTCTCACCAAACACTCCACTGCTTTATGTCTACCTCCGAACGTGAAATGCGCCGCACTCCGCAGATGCGCGACGTCTCGTTGCGCGAACTGCGTGATCGCCTCCTTGACGAAAAGCAGCGCAAGCACGATATGGTCGTGCCGGGATCGTCGATCCACATGAAGGATGATGGCACCTTTACGGTGCTGGATGCGCCCATTGGTGAACCCGGCAGCAACGTGCGTGGCCTTCTGGAAGGCACCGGCGTAGACCTCTCCGACGATAGCCGCGCCGACCTCCCGTTTGAGGGGATGCGCACTGCGCACCGACAGGTTGCCGATCGCCTCTCTATCCCGTGGCGGTACTACAAGCGCATGTGGAACGAGCCGACCGGCCCGCTCCTCGCGCGCAACGTCAACGAGTGGCTTGACCGCAGGGGCGGCAACTACCTCGTGCGCACCTTCCGCCCCCATAACCCGGCGGAGCGTGGCATCTTCCGCGCCCTCATGAGTGACCGCTACATGCTCATGGACAACGTCGAACTCTTTTTCACGACGCTCAAGACAATCCGCGACGCCGGATACGAGGTGAAGAATAGCGGGTGCTCGCTGACGGAGCGCAAGATGTATGTCAAGTTCAGCGCCCCCAGCGTTCAGATCGATGCCCCCGAACTCCTCCGCGGTTACCGCAACCCCGGCACTGGCGAGGGCGGTGTGACGATCACGGCGGGGTTCATCATCAGCAATAGCGAGACGGGACAAGGCTCGTTTACCGTCAAGCCGCGCCCGGTCGTCAATTGCTGCACGAACGCCCTGACGTGGAAGGCCGATGAGCTTCGCCGCGTCCACCTCGGCTCGCAGTTGGATCAGGGAGCCATTGACTGGAGCCAGCAGACACGCGAGCGTACGATGTCACTAATCCAGAGCAAGGTCAAGGACGCTGTCAGCACCTTTATCACGGAGGACTACCTGAACGACCTCGTGGACCGGATGCTGGAGCGTGACCGTACGCTGGAGCACCCGGCCAACGCGGTGCGCAACTGCGCTGACGACCTCGGCATGAACGAATCCGAACAGGACGACCTCCTGAACTACTTCACGGCGAGCGGGCAGGCCACCGTGAACGGGCTGGCGCAGTCCGTCACCTTCCACGCGCAGAACGTGGACGACGCCGACCGGCAGTACGATTACGAGGAGGGCGTCCAGACTGTGTTCGAGCGTGCTGGGCGCTACGACCAACCCGATACCAACTAACTTTTCGCCCCACCTGCCCCACCGGGCGGGCGAGGGGCGGGCCTGATGAGCGCGTCGGAGTTCTACTGTGAGTGTGTTCCTTCGTAAGTTGAACAGGCCGCCCGGCAACGCGCGCTCCCTGCCGGGCACCTTTTTTCTTATCACCAGACCCTCTCCGACTACTAATGGCTAACTACTCTACCGAAAATGCTGCCACGATTCGTGCGATCACCCGGTCTGCCTATGACTTCCAAAAGATGCGGATCGAGATCGGAAACCGGATTGTCGCCAACTTTCGCGAGAAGATCGGCATTACCTCCGGCGAAGAACCCGATTCCGACGCGCAGAATGTCCTCGCCAAGCTGCGTGTCCGGTGGAAGAAGATCACCGACGGCGTAGCGCGCGTGACGCGACAGAAGAAATACGATTTCGACGGTGTCATCACGACGCACGCTGAACTCGGCCTCCTCTCGAACTACTTCCGCATCGAGAAGCGCGAGCAGGACCTGTTCCGTTCGCTCGGCTACGCCCTCGACGGCGTGCCGATCTGGGAAGAATTCCTCGTTGATGTGAAGGGTGTTGGCCCGGCGATGGCCGGGTGCATCATTAGCGAGTTGGACCCACACGAAGCACCTTACCCGTCTTCCTTCCACGCTTACTGTGGCCTCGATGTCGCCGAAGATGGCCGGGCGCGGAGCCGCCGAAGCGAACACCTCGTCGAACACGAGTACATAGACAGCGACGGCGAGCAGCAGACGCGCAAGGGGCTGTCGTTTAACCCGTTCATTCGGACGAAGCTGTTGGGGGTATTGGGGCCGTCGTTCCTTCGGGCCGGGAAGGAAGACAACCCGTACCGCGCTGAATATGACAGGTATCGCCACCGGATTGAGAACATGGACCGCCACGAGGATAAGTCTGACGGGCACATTCACAATATGTCCATCCGTAAGATGGTCAAGTCCTTCGTCACGGCATTGCACGTAAAATGGCGTTATCTCGAAGACCTTCCGGTGTCGAAACCGTACGCAGTCAAGTACCTGGGGAAAAATGAACACGGGCTTGAGGAACGATTGGGGGTTGTTAACCCGAAGCGGTTCGACGACGAGAAGTAACGTTCATTGACATTTTGGAGAAGCAGGCCGAATGCGGAGGGTGCGCCGCTTTTGGAGAGAAGCCCATACGGTTGAAGCGCGCCTTCTCGAAAGAGCACACCGGATGCTGACAGCGCGCCACTCGACAGTAGAAACTTATGCGTCAGGAACGCGCCAGTGACTGTGAGTAACCTAATCGTTCGGAGCGCGCCAGCCTGTGAGGTAAATTCGCTCAATGAGGGTGTGCCATCGCCTATAAGCAACCCAGGGGTCCATAGCGCGCCGCAAGCGAGGAGCAACCCAATAGCGGCAAGCGTACCGCGAAAAGAGAGCCCCCCGTCAGGACAGAGTGTGTCATTCCGATCAAGTACCCCATATAGGTGGAGCGCGCCACCATGATCCAGAAGTCCATTGCTTTCGAGCGCACCAGTATGTCTAAGCAACCCGCAGACTTCGAGCGCGCTGTCCCCCAGGAGTACCCCAATGAAGCTCAGCGTGCCAGGTCGAACGAGAAACCCAGCGTTGAACAGCGCGTCACGAACGGCAAATAACCCGCCAACCGCTAACGCGCCATATGCAAACATCAATTCAAGCGCACGGAGCGCGCCATGCAAACGAAGTAACCCGGGCTGGAGCAGCGCGCCAGTGACCCGCAGCAGCCCCTCCGTGGAGAGCGCACCATGTCCAGAAAGAAACCCAGTGTCGGAATAGTGGGCCAGTGACGGTAAGTAACCCACGGGTTGTCAGCGCACCACATGACGAAAGTAAACCAGAAGCAGTCAGCGCGCTAACCGACCTTATCAACCCACACGTCGCAAGCGCGCCAACCCAGTATATTAACCCAGCCGCCGAAAGCGCGTCAGTCTGTGAGAGAAAACCGGGTAACGTCAACGTGCCAGGTTTTTACAGCAGTCCACTATGAGTGAGCGCGTCAAGTCTCCCAAGAAGCCCATCAGAAGTGAACGCGCCATACCATCTTAGGAAACCATTTCCGTAAAGCGCGTCAGCCGCCGCGAGCAACCCGCCCGGCGGAAGCGCACCATGCGTCAATGAGCAACCTATTTCCAGAAAGTGTGTCATGAAAGGCGAGTACCCCCGTTGTGTGAAACGAGCCGCGTTCGGAAAGCACCCCGACAAGCGTAAGCGCGTCAGGGCTTTGTAGTAAACCGTTGCCTCGTGGCGCGTCATTCTGTGTGAGGAACTCCGTTGAACGCTAATGCGCCGAGTTAGTGAGAGTAACCTAACCAGATAGAGTGAACCAAGAATTGGAAGTAACCCAACGTCTTGAAGCGTGCCAGGTATCGGAAGCAATCCAGTAGCGTCGAGCGAGCCGGAGTGCGCCGATGAACCCCATCGTCAAACAGCGTATCGAAGACCGTCAGCAACCCTTCTCTCTTGAATGTGCCACCTTCGGGGAGTAACCCGAACCCCGAAAGCGGGTCACGATATATTAGCAACTCAGGAAAACCAAGCGCGCCATTCGATCCGACCACCCTATGCGCTCAAAGCGCGCCACTCGTTCACAGCAACCCATCGCCAGAAAGCGGGCCGGAGTGCCGTAGCACCCCGACGAGAAAAAGCGAGCCAGTTAGGTGCAGTAACCCAAGTGGGTTAAGCGAGCCATCCAGCCAGAGCACCCCATGTCGAAGACAGCGCGCCAGCGCAACCGAGTTAACCCATTCCCAGCAAACGAGCCATCCAATCATAGCAACCCGAGGCTGGGAAGCGAGCTATCGCGGCGAAGAAACCCAGACCCCTTTAGCAAACCAGAAGTTGCAACCAACTCAAGGAATGGGAGTGTGTCATTCGAAACGAGCAAACCGACAGGAGAAAGTATGCCGGGGTCTCAACGTAACCCGTGAGAAGTTAGCGCGCCGGCCCCTTCAGCACCTCGAAACAAGAAAGTGTACCATCGAAGTGGATCAACCCGTAACAGTACAGTGCGCCGAAAGAGGAAACCAACCCATCAGCCGTAAACGAGCCACCGGATCTTAGAATTCCAGAGTATCGGAGCGCGTTATCGCCGTTGAGCATCCCAAATATCGCAAACGAGCCGATACGGACAAGAAACCCGGTAACGGTTAGCGCACCGAACACGATTAAGAAATCCGAAGCAAGAGAGTGCGTCATCTGAAACGAGTACCCCAACAAGAGAAAGCGTGCCGACAGCGTAGAGTAACCTATGTAAGACAAGCGTGCCAGGATAGCCGAGCAAACCGCGCGTTGTTAGCGAGCCAAACACTACGAGCAACCCAGAAGCGGGATGCGTGCCGGTCAGAGAAAAGCAGCCCAGCGGAAGCCAGCGTACCGCGTTCAGAAAGCAACCCACGTAATGCGAGTGCGCCGTGCTACGACAGCATCCCATTAGTAGCGAGCGGGCCAGGCCTCTTTAATAACCCATGACGGAGTAGCGAGCCAGGTGCCTCAAGCAACCCGATGCGATAGAGTGCGTCGCGATGTGTCAGCACCCCAGTCAATCGGAACGAGCTATTTCCCATGAGCAACCCATGCAACTGGAGCGTGTCAGACTCGCTTAGTAATCCACTTCGCTAAAACGCACTAAATCCTATGAGCACCCCAAGAGAGTCAAGTGCGTCATTCGCGAAGAATATGCCGAAAGAAGCAAGCGAGCCATGTAGAAGGCAGTAACCCGCGTGTCGTCAGCGCGCCAGCCGCAGAAAGCAACCCATCAGGTGATAGCGCGCCATTGCTCGTCGAGCACCCCGAATCGGTAAAGCGCGCCACCGGTCTGAAACACCCCGTTCGAGATTAGTACACCCTTCGAATTCAGAAAACCGAGTCTGGAAAGTGAGCCATCCTTTCTGATAACCCCAGAAAAGGAAAGTGAGCTACATAGGGAAAAATAACCTAAAAGTGCACAGCGCGTCATGGTCGTCAAGCAGCCTAATCGCATGGACCGCGCCATACTGTGACAGCCCCCCATCGGAAGGTAGCGAGCCAGTGGTGTAAAGAAAACCGGACGGTGACAGCGCATCAATATAGGCGAGAAACCCCTGATGGGCTACCGTGCCAAGAGAAGAAAGAAACCCACGTACGCGAAGCGCGCCGTGTAGGACGATTACCCCCAATTGTTCAAGCGCGTCGTCATTATCAAGCAAACCAGTCGGAGGGAACGCGCCAAGTGCCGCAATTAACCCGCTTTGTCAGAACGCACCATGACATCGAAGCATCCCGAAGAATGTAAGCGCGCCGAAGTGATTTAGCACACCGTAGCCTTTCAACGCGCTATTTCACCACAGCAACCCTGCTTGCTTGAGCGTACCAACCCCTCGCACTAACCCAGCCGTGGCGAGCGCGTCAGTACACCTAAGTAACCCGCCTAATCGGAACGCGCCAGATGCAGGAAGGAAACCCAATGCAAAAGAGCGAGCCAGAGGCGAAGAGTAACCCAGAATTCTTCAACGCGCCAGGGTGAACAAGCAGCCCGGTTCATTTTAGCGAAGCCGCCCCGTTGTTACGGCGGCGGGGCGGCTTACTTTTCACCTGAAACGATTCGACCCTTTTTCACTTCCAGCATCACCGAAATGAAAAAACGACGCACCGTCATTATGGAAGTCACCACAGCCGCCGAAGAGAATATCGACCCGGCGGACCTGATGAAAGAAGCCGCCAATGACGACCTTCGCGATGAAAACGAGCGCCTCAAAGAACGCGTAGCCGAACTTGAGGCGGCGCTTAGGCCTTTACAGCATTACGACGTAACTGCCGCTCGTGAGGCCGCCCGCTATGCTCGCGAGTGCGGGCAGGTTGAAGCAGCTGACTATCTGGAAGATGCGTGCGATGACATCATGCGGGCGCTGGACGAGTTCTACAACGACAAACTGTAAAAACCAATGAGTCGTTACCTGTCTATGCTTCTGATCGGCCTTTCCCTTGCGGCACTCTGTGTAGCCATCTGGCTGGCGGTGTTGCTGGGCGTGGGTGCGGTCGCCCTCTGCTGCGGGTGGGTTACGGCATGGGTCGCCCTCGGGGCGCTACTGACCGGCCCGTGCGCCGTGATCGTATGGGGGCTGGTAACAGGTGTAGAACACGCCCCCTTCTACGCAGAAAAATCTCGCAAACGAAAGACCCCGCCATGAAAGACTACGTAGAGCCGCTTTACTTGTACGTGCATAACGACGCAACACACAACCGTGTGAAGGTGGACCGCTCGACAGAGCGCCCCCAGACGGTAGCATTCCGCGTCGCGGAGCAGATGGGCCTCGACCCCGGCAGGACGCGATACCGCCTGCAAAACGTCCGTGACAGCAGGAGGGTAGAGGCATGGGACGATCTGAACGGGAAAGACGTGAGGCTCATCGAAACGGAGGTTCCGGAGACGTTGGAAATGACGCGCGTCGAACTCAACGAAAGGCTCCGCGAGGCGCGGCTGTCGGGGGCGAACAATGAGCTTGACGCGGTGGCGCGCACGCTGGAATGCATAGCGGCGGGCGTGGAAGAAGCGATCGCCGTAGAAGACGACCACGGCGAGAAGATGCGCCTGATTGGAAAGACCGCCGCCTTCTATGAGGCCGCCAACCTCCTACGTAAGAGACATGAATGAGTATCCCGATGAGTGGCCGACAATCGCGCGCCGCGTGAAGGAGGAAGCGGGCTGGCAGTGCGTTCGCTGTGGGCACGCGCACGACGCCGAATCGTGGCACATCCTAACGGTACATCACCTCGTACCGGACAAGCAACTCGTCCGTTGGTGGAACCTCGCCGCACTCTGCCAACGATGCCACCTCTATATTCAAGGCAAGGTCGTCATGAGCCGGACGTGGATGTTCGAGCATTCGGAGTGGTTCAAGCCTTACGTGGCGGGCTACTACGCCTACCAACACGGCCTCCCTGACGACCGCGAATTCGTTCGCGAGCATCAGCAGGCGCTGATCCGCTTGGGTCAAGGGCGCGCGGACCTCGCCGACTTCCAATGAAGCCCCTCTTACTGTGAGCCGAGAACAGACGCTCCTCGTTGAAGACGTGCCCACCTTTTACTCGGTGAACGACGTGCGCGCGCGGCAGTGGCGGCATACGTACTCGCGCTGGAAAGAAGCACAAATCAGCCCGCTCGTGCTTGCTGCCGTGCGCGAGCAAGACATTCAGCCGGTACAGTCGTACCCGGTCGAGGTGTACGTCAAGGTATTATACGGAAAAGGCAACCCCCGGTACGATTGGGAAAACAACGCCATCATCGCAAAAGTAATTCAGGATTCGCTCATCGACCACGGCATCCTTGAGAACGACAGTTGCCGCTGCATCAGCCGCGGGACGATTGCCCCGGCCCGCCACGACCGCCCGCACAACTCCGTTCTGTACCACATCATCGAACCGTGACGAACTACGCTTCGAGGTAGTTCTCGACGTTCGAGCGCTCTGCGTCAGTGAGGGCGCGGTTGTAGAACACCGCCTTCGCCCAATCGCCGTTGAAGTAGCTCCATACGCCCCCCTCCATCGAGCGCGCCAACTCGACGGGGTGGTCGACGTTGATAAGCGACGAAGGGGCGCTGGCCGTGGACGCCACCTCCGCCCCGCCAACGTAGACACTCGCCGTACTCGCTGCTCCATCGTAGCGCGCGACTACGGTCTGGTACACATTGGCATCAATTACCCCTGCTCCCGACGCTACCACCGTTTCAGCCAACCCGTCAAAGGAAAGCCGCAGTTCGACGGCATCCGCATTGAGCCTCAAGTCGAAAGAGCGCCGGTTCTCGCCTTCGTTCCAGCGCGCAAAGATGGGGTTCAGGGTCGTCTCGTCCTCCGGCCCGACGCGGATACCCAGCGTGAAGGCCGACGTCAGCCCCAGTGCCTTCGTCTCCTCGTGCATGTAATCGTCGTCGCCGTCGAAGTCGATGCCGTTGTTCCGAAGGAATGGCGATTCCGAATAACCGGGCGTGATGAAGTCGTTGCCTTGCCCGCTCTGATCTTCCCACCGCTCGACCTCATCGTTCTCACTGCTGGGGTCCGTGCCGCTTTGGTCAGTGTACATACCCGTGCCGTCGCCTCGCAGCCAGAGTTGAAGGCCCGAAAGAAGCGTCGGGAGCCAGAGCGAGCCTGCCGTCACGTGGCCCTTCTCGCGCTCGACCCCTTCGACGACGCGCGCGATGGTGTACTCGTAGGTCTCGCCTTCCTGCGCGCTGCCGTCCTCGTAGGGCGGCTCCACGCCTTCGGCGATGAGCGACCAAGCGTCTGCCCCCTGTGGGCGGCGGTATACGTTGTAGGTCATGGGCTACCAGTCAAGCGTGATCGAGCCAGCGTTCTCCGTGACCTCCGGTCGAAGCTCCGTCGCGGGATTCCGGTCGTAGATGGCCTCGAAGCCGGGGCTTTTCTTCCGCACCGCCCGCACCTGCACCGTCTCCGCCTCCGTGTCGTCGTCGCGCTCAAAGGAGGCGGTGCGCGCCCCCGTTCCGGCGTGACGCACTCGCGTGAAGCTGCCGGAGATTGACGGGGTAAAGTTGAAGTTCGACGCTCCCGGCACGCGCGCGGTGGCCTCCAGCTCTCCGCTGGCGAAGGCGACCTCGAAGGAACGCCCGCCCTCCATCGTGACGGCATCGCCGGGGTCGTACATGAACAGCGCGTCGAGGCCGGTGACGCTCATGCCAGTGGACAGTGGGGCCGACGTGCGCGGGTGGGTGTACAGGCCGTAGTCTACCGAACGCGCGATTTCGTTGCGGAGCGTCCGGTCCGAACACGTCACCTTCACGCAGGGCGTTCCTTCGGTGGTCTCGTCGAAGACGGCAGCATCGACCGTCCAGTCGCCTTCCATCTCCGAAAGCATCGTCTGCTCGATGTGCAGCTGCTCGCCCGCGCGGAAGAACTCCTCGACGGGCACGTAGGTACGCAGTGAGGTGTCGGACTCGTCCTGCTCGACGTAGTCCACCTGCACCTCGTGCTCGATGCCCAACTCGTCGAAGGTGACGTGGATGGGGTGCCCCTCTTCGGCCTGCGGGTCAAGGAGGCCGTCCTTCCAGTCGTGCCCATCGGTAACGGTAGACGGCACGATATACGTCGTTTGCAGGTACGTCGTGCCGTCGCTGTGAGTGTAGAGGTCTTGGCTTTGGATGGCGTACCCGCGTCTTGAGTACCCCGTGAACGGATCGTACTCGACCTTCGCGATGTACCGGACGGGGAGCCATTCCGAAATGTCGAGCCACGCGAGCAAGTCGCCGCTCTGGTTAGTGGCCGTCTCCAGCACGCGGTACACTATATCGGTGGCTACGTCGGCACCATAGTTGCGCCCCGCGCGGATCAGGTAGGCATCTGTACTGCGCGACACCGCCTGTTTGTCCAGCGGACTGCCGTCGCGCCCCTCGAACTCGATCTCGAAAAGAGCCTCCGCATCGGTCCACCGCGCCGCCCCTTCCGTAGCGTCGAGGCAGAACCAGCGCCCCTCGCGCGTCGGGAGCGTCGTATCTTTCCACCCCGAACCGAACGCGAACCCTTGCTCGGCGTCGTCGTGCGGGCCGGGCGGCCTGTCCTTTTCGGTCGCATCCGATGACGTGTAGGTCACCTTCTCGATGGAGGTGACCTTGTAGCGCTCGTTGAAGCGCTCGTCGCGCTCGAAGCCCGTGCCCTTGATCTGAATGTCGTCGTCCCAATAACTATTGCCGACCCAGCTCGACGAGGTTGATCCGCTGGGCGGTCGGTACCCGTAGTCCTCGCTTACGTCTACATAGACACGCCCCTCGTTGGTCGGGCCGTCCCAGCGCGTAGCGACCGCCGGGATCTTGCTCCCCACCGACCAATGAATGTGCCCACCACTGACTGCGCCGAACGGACTCTCTACACGACGCTGGGGATCGACCGCCATGATCGCACACTTTGCCCACGCGGTCTCCTGTGGGTTGTAGTAGACGGTCGGGCTGTTGATCGTCGTGCCGTAGCAGTCGATCAGGCGCAGCGTCTCGCCACACCCGGCACCGACCTCGTCGAACTTGATTGTTTCGGAGGCGGGAGAATCGAGCGTCAGCCCGATGGCGCGCTCGAAGTAGTAGCCAATCGACGTACCCTCGATCACAGGGTTGGTGACCGAACAGTAGGCGCTCGTGTATGAGGCGATGCCGCGCTTGACGTTCTGGATGTAGGGAGCCTCGATATGTACACTCGTCGTCGTGCCGCCCGCCACGGGGCCGCCTTCGAAGAGAAGCCCGTCTCCGACGCACCGCTTGATGTACAGGTGCGAGAGCGTCGAGTGAATGAGTTGGTCGAAACGCAACCCGTCCATCGCCACGTGCTCCAGCGAGACGTTCTTGAAGTCGTAGCCCGTGATGGCCCGGCCCGATTCCTCGCGCTTGAAGCGCAGGCCGCCGCCGTAGACGGAGTTGATGCCGGGTCCGACGAAACCGATGTCATGCATCTTGAGGTGCCGCAGGCCACGCTCCTCGATGAAGCGGTCGCCTGTATTGAGCGACCCATCCCCAACGTTCTGAAACCGAATGAGCGACCCTCCCATCGGATAGGCAACACGAATCTCCGCATTGGCTGGAGACTCGCTGACGGCAGCCGCGTTGTTGATGCGCACCATGTCGTTACCCGGCTCGACGCGGTCCACGCTGTGGATGCCATTGTTACCGCTCTCCGCACAGCCGGAGATTTTGACCGGGTCGCCATCCATCATGCGGTGTGTAACGCGCCCCTCTGGGTCCTCGACGAATACCTCGGCCTCGCCGTAACCCTTCGGCTCGATGGACAGGATCTTGAGGAAGTGCGTCTGCTGGTATGCCATGCCATCCCCTACCCACGCCATGTCGGAGTACATGGGAAGCGCCCCGGTGATGTAGTAGTCGCCGCCGGGGAAGTATACGCCCCGCTGCTGGCGGTTCGCCTCTTCGATGGCGCTGGTAATCGCGGCGGTGTCGTCGCTCATGCCGTCGCCCTCCGCGCCCATGCTCTGGACGTTCACGTAGCGTCCGCCTTCGCCCGCCGGGCCGACCGGGCCGCGAAAGGCTCCATCGAGGGCCAGCGTGAGCGTGTCCGCTTCAGCAATGTCTACTGGCACCCCGCTCGTCTCCAACTGCGTCTGCTGCGTTACATCCCCCCGTGCAGTGATGCGCCCCTCACGTACCGTCTGCACGTCTCCGGCAGGCGTCTCGACCTGCACATCGTAGTGCGCCCCTCCGTAGCGCGCATCGGCTACTGCGCGCGTCTCGTCACTCGTGAGGAAGAGCGCCGTGATCGCCTCCGCATCGTCGTAGTGATCCGTTACGATGCGGCGGGCGATCACTTCGTCGTCAGAGCGGCGGGCCTTGACGGTCATCGTCACGGCCCATCCTGCGATGCCGCCCTCCGGCTTCTCGCCATTCATCAGCACCGGCACGCGGCGCAGCCACGTGTCGCCTGCCGTAACCTCTATGTCTTCACGGGTCTTGCTCATGGCGTAGCGTGAGGCTCGTTGGGTATCAGTCGTACCAGCCTCCAAGGTAAATTTCGAGCACGAGAGGCGCGAAGCGCAGCGCTACCAGCACGAACGGCAGAAGTAGAATGATGATGAGCCACTTCATCTCATTTTTGGGATTTGTTCGATGATGCGCGCGGCTACCTTGACCTGCTCGCACTCTTCGATGCAGCGGCCCACCTACTTGCGAGCGAGGCGGTCGGTCTCGGTGTTGCTGCTACGTGCCTGCTAACGGGCAGTCCGCTGCCCCTCGGAGTACCTCTGCTTTTCAGAGTACCACCAGAGCAAGTGCCCGGTGGTCGCGCGGCTCCAGCCCAGCTTAGCGAGCAACGTTTGCTCCGTCACCAGTATAGCGACCGTGATGGCCGTCACGGTGAAAACTAAGAAAAGCGGGGCGATAGAAGGGGCAGAGTTTCGCTCACCCATTGTCCTGTTTGACGTCCTTCCGTTAGTCGTAGACGATAGCATAGCGTCAGGAGAGAATGTCGCGAATCTCGCTCACCGTGTGAGCGGCCACGTCCGCCCCTTCTGAAAAGGAGAGATCCGCCACCTCATTCGGAATCTCCGACGCGCCCTCGATGGCCTTCTGGACGGCCTGCCGCATGTCGTGGTCGGTAATGACCACCCGCGCGTCGCTTATTTCGAAACCATCCGCCCCGGCACGGATAGTCGCTTCGATGAGCTGGACGGCGCCAGTGACTGCCTGCTTCGTCTCTGTGATGCCTCGTTCGTCTGCCATTTGATCGGAGTTTTCTTGTGGGGAAGGAAACGTGTCCGGCGTTTGGGGGTCGGTCGCGCTGGGATCGACCGTATGAACTTTGTCGGGAGGGTCTTCCATTAGCCGAGGTTGGGAAGTTCGTTGACCAAGCTAATCATCGTCTCGATCTGACGCGACACGTTGTCCTCCAACGTGTCTATCCGCTCAAGGGTCTCCTGTCTGCTCTGCTTGAGCCGACGATTCATTCGGTCCTCGAAACGGTCGAGGTCGCTGTTGCGAACGACGTTTTTGTTGAGGTCCGTGCGTAGCTGTCGGATCTCCTCGTCGTGCTCATCGTCACGTTCGAGGCTGCGCTGGTGTACTTGCTCAATACGCTCGTTCAGCTCATCCATCGTCTTGTCACTCTGTGCGACGAAGCGTTTGAGAAAGTACCCGATCACGGCCCCGACAAGGAGGCCGATTGGCGTCAGGATAGAAGCAATCATCGAAACCATGAAAGATCATTACGAAAACACCGCGTCAGTACCGATACGCTTGTCCACCCACCCGACGTAAAAATTCTCGTACTTGCGGGGGTTCTGACGCGCGAGCGAGAGGTAGAACGCCGCCTGCTGCCCGTCCAGTCCCTTTTCCAGCACGCCTACGTCACCGCGCTCATCGGCGTAGGCGCGCACGGCCCCGCGTGTCTGCGGCCCCCACGCTCCGTCTTCGGCAATGTCGGAATAGTCACTTTCGTTGCGGTTGGCGGCGTTGCAGATTTCTTGCAGGTCGCGCACCGCCCTCGACACGCCTGCATTGACGCCGTACTCGAAAAGTTCGAACGCCAACTGCGGGTGTTCTTCTGCGAGTTCCTCTGCGCCGCTGGGTTGCCAGTAGGCGGTGCGGTAAATCTCGCGCGCCGTTTGCTTCGGAAGATCGCGCATCGAACCCGTGTACCCGTGCTCGCGAGCGACCTGCCGTGTGATGCCGAAGCGCGTCGCACCGCCCGAATCGAATTCGTGGTCGGAAAAGTCGCCCTCCACGCTCAACAACTCCGTAAGGGCAGCGTCAAGGGCGGATGTTTTTTCGCAACTCATGGTAATGGGGCGATTGCGTTGCGGGAGCGGGTGGGTATTATCGCTCGTTTCGCCAAAGGTTCATCGCACCGCGACAGACGTCTCCACGTCCTGCTCACCCGGCACGTAGCGCCACGGCCCCGTACCAAGACGGCTCCCGTCCGCCGCGAGCACCGCCACGCGGTACCGTGCGGACTGCTCTTTCGAGGCGAGCGTGTGCGTGACCTCTTCCTCGCCTGCCGGGAGTGAAGCCGTGCCATCCACTGACCCCAGCGACGTGCTCACGTCTACTTCGCGATCGTACGGCACAGGGGCTACCGCGACTGACACCTCGCGTCCCTCGCGAGCCACGGTCGGCCTGGGCGGATCGGTCGGCACGTAGGAGTACGAAGACAGGTCAAGCGTTGCGTAGCCGGGCGTGCGAGAGCGCGTGTCTTGGGTGTCTTGGCTCCGCAGCGTGAGTGTCTCGCCAGCATCGGGAAGGTGGGCAACCGTCGTTTGCTTTTGGTCGCCGTAGTACACCTCCTCGCTGCCGCGCTTGATCACCGTCTGGAAGTAAGCGCTGGAGCGATACGGCAGCCACTTGACGAGGATCTCGCCGCCCCCTTGATCGGTCGCGCGCACGTCCATCGGCGGCTGCACGCCCGCGGTGGCGGCGTCTACGCGATCCACCTGCGCCTGCGCCTCCGCGCTGTACGTGTCACTGCCGCCGGGTTCCGCGCCGTAGACGCTCCCGTATCCCCAATCCTCGTCCCACCCTTGATCGTACCGCGTCGCCATCCTGCGCAGCAGCGCGCGTGCGTCGAGCCAGCGCTGCTCGTCTGCTGCTGCTGTGTCCGTGCGCGTCTCGTAGAGCCATATCAGCAAGGCTCCGATGGTCGGCACATTGTACGACGGCGTGAGGTCGTCATCATACGCGATCGACGTGGCCTCCAGCCCGGGACCCCGCTGCGAGGGCGGCTCGTCGTCGGTCGGCAGGTCACTCCAGAGGTACAGGCCCCATCCTTCGCCGAAGCGGGGACGCTCGTTGTAGCCTAAATCTGCCGTGCCGATGCCATGTAGATACGGAATGTGCCCCTGCTCCCACGCCTTGCGCGTTGCGTCGGTGTCGGGTGGCACTTTCGAGCGCGAAATCAGGGCGTATCCCTCTGCGAGTGCTGTGTCCGCCGCTTCGATTGCGCTCAAGTCGCGCACGTCCACAGTCCAGCCGTCCACGTCGTAGCGCGCGAGGGTCTCGCGAAGGTAGTAGGAAACCGTATTTCCGTGGCTACCGGAATCGGGAATGAGGACGTCAGGCATGAGTGAAAGGTCAGCTTCTAAAACTGGACAATCTCGACATAAACGTGAAATTTGCCTGGATCGAGGACCAACGAATCGTCTACTCCTGCTTCGTACGCCACAACACTAACCTCACCATATTCATAATTGCCTCTTTGTGGCCGGTATTGAACCGAATAATGTTCACCTTGCGTAGCGTGGCGCACCCTTAGTTTAGTCTTTGCGCTGTTCGGGGGGTTTTCGGTGTTAAAAGCAATCTCGCCATAGTAGTAATCCGGCTCACTATATGCATACTCCACGTTCGTAAGCCCCAAAACATCGCAAAACACTGTTCGGTTGTTGCTGCTGTTTTTATTGATGTAAAGGTCGGCAGCAAAGAGGACCTGGCTGCGCCCCGAAACGAGCACCGGGTTCCCATCCTCGTCGCCGATGTATTCCTCGACCCCGCCGTCTGGCTGCTCTACATACCGGGTGACGCCCGGTTGTAATTCGTCAGGCGCTTCGGCTTCCGGTACGAGTTCATATGCGATTCCGGACATGGGTCAAGAGGGGGTGTTGATAGAAATAGCGAGGTCGTCGTGTCGGATTGTGCCCGCGAGGTTCGCGTGATTGGCCTCCCCGTACAGCATCAGCTCCTGTTTTTGGCGGCTGAAAATGGGGCTGACGATGCGGATATCCTCGTCCAGCGGGTCGGGAGCAATATCGTGATCGCTCAAGTCTACGCTGATCGGCTCTTCGTCTTCTCCGTGGTAGCACCGAATCAGCACTTTGCCACCGCTATGATCTACGACGCCGCGCGCGTAGAGCACCGCGCGTTCCACCGTTCCGAAAGCGACATTGCCAACGTTGCCATCGAAGCGGCCATCGACCACGAGGGTTCGTGATAACGGCGCGAGGGCAGCCACCTCCTCCGCTGCTTCTTCTGCCCGCTCCGCCCTGACAGCAGCATTGCCAGCTTCACTGGCCTCTTGCCTTGCGGTCTCCGCGTAGTCTTGCGCATCGGATGCGCTCTGCGCAGCGCTCGTCTCACTTTGATCGGCAAGCGCCTCGCTTTGAGCACTCGCCGTTGCCGAGTCGGAAGCGGCCTGCGCATCATTCGCCGCGCTCTGCGCCGCTGTCTGCGCGTCGCTCGTCTCGCTTTCGGCTGCTTGCGCATAGGTCTGTGCAGCGGAAGCCGATGACGCCGCATCGTCTGCCTCGCTGCTGGCCGCCGCCGCGCTCGACGCCGCATCCGACGCGCTTTGGCTGGCGTTCTCCGCGCTGGTGGCCGCGTCGCTGGCGTCACTACTGGCCGTTTGCGCATGGCCCTGCGCGGTTGAAGCAGAGGTGGCGGCATCGTCTGCCTCGTTGCTGGCCGTCCGCGCAGAGTCATCCGCGTACGTAGCAGAATTGGAAGCGCTCGTCGCGCTGCTCGAAGCATTGCTCTCGCTCGTGCTCGCCGCGTCGCGCGCGTCCGTCGTCGTGACTTCGGACTGCTCGATTTGGTCAAGCAGCTCTTGCAGCGTCGAGCGGTCCACGCTGCTCGCCTTCTCCAGTAAGGGGCTGTCGGTAGGCATATCAGGCTTGGAGCGTGAGGGAAAGGCTCGTCGCGCGCACCTCGTGCAGGTAATCTTGCGCCTGCGGCGGCATCTCGACCTGCGTCGGCATTCCGTACGTCGTGCCCTTGAACGTAAGGTCGTCAATGGGGTGTTCCTGCCAACTCGCACCCGTGTCGTAGGCGCGCAGCTGGATGCTGCCTTGGTTGTTCTGCACCATCACGAGCGCGAAGGTGTCGTCGTCGAGGTAAAGGCTGGGCCGCGACCCGCTCGTTTCGACTTCGATCTCGCGCATCCCCTCCGGCAGTTCGAGGTACATGCTCCCCCCGGCGTCAAGCGTCTCCGTACGGTCATAACCGATCTGCGCCTTTTGCGCGTCGTAGAACCGCACCGTCACGTCGCCCGACTCGACCACCTCCAGCTTCGCGAGGCGCTTTGGGTAAGGTAGCGAGGTGCGCCACACCTTCGGCGACCGGCTCCTATATTGTACCCCGCCAAGCAAATCCGTATCCTGCGAAAAGTCGAACCCGTGGTACAGCACCTGCCCGCTCACGCCGTCCCGCGTAGCGCGCCACTCCAGCGTGCGCAACTTGATCTCAAGGGAGTACACGCCCGGCGCTTTGTCTCCAGATCCGCTGACCGGGACGACGCTCTCCAGTGCGCACCGTAGCTCCGTCTCCGATACGTCGTCGGGGTCGCCCTTCGCGCGGGTCAGCGTGAGGCGAACCGGGTCTTCGAGGTCGAGCGCGGCGATCACCTTCCGGTAGTCTTTCGTCGGCAGCGCGTTGTACCCGAAGTTGTAGACGCCGTAGTAGCGAGTCTGCCGAATGACGCGCCCCTCGCGACCATCGAAGTACAGGTGGTCGGGCTCCCACACGATACGCCCGTCCCCGCCTCCCGCGTACTGCGGGTAGGGGAACAGGATGTCGTTGACACGTGGGGGGCCAGTAAGCATATCAGTCCTCGTATCTTTGGTCGATGCCGCCGCCAGGCGAGTATGACCAATAGCTTTCCCATTCTGGGGCGCGCGTGTAGCGACCGCGCACCCTTGCGTAGGAGGCCGAGTTGTATTCGGTTTCGGTCACGTCTTCCCACCCGCTATTCATGTTTGTCGTCGTCCCATCAGCAATAAGCGCGGCGTTTTCGTCATAAATCTCCCACTGGTAGTCTGCCGGGTGAATGCCACGTTCAGTACCTCGTTCCCAAGTGGCCCTCAAGGAGTAACGGTCAACCTCTCCGTCACGGTCGGTATCTTCAGTGCCCCCGAGTAGCAAGACGTTTTGCGGTGAGCCAAGCACCGACCCGACAAGGCGACCGGGGTTATACTCGTTCGTCGGGCACACTCCGACGATCTGCGCCACCTCTTTGTCTTCGTTGCGCTTGATTGATCGAACGATCCAGTCTTTTCCCTCCAGTCTGAAGCCGGAGTCAATTTCGCCTACTTTCAGCGGGGGCAAATCCGAAATGTCAAACGTGCCGGTCACCTCGTGCAGCGGGGCCGCAACGAGCGCGTGACGCCAGTAGTGTTCATTCAGCCAAACCTCGCTGTACACGTCGGGCTTGCCGCCACTTCCCGAATCGCGAGCGCGTAGCTCGGTCGGATTCCCCTGCGTCACAGCCGCCCAAAAGTTGTGTTCGGTATCAATGTGGGGTTCACCCGCCGTATAGCGCTCTGAAAAATCGCCGTCGGAAAACGAGTTCTTTGTCCGCGCTTCGTATTTAGGGGCGCGCATATCCAGCTCCCGTACGTTCTCGTTATTCGGCTCACCTTCCGTGTTGACCCGACGGCGGAACGCAGCGTAGGTCGCCACGTCGGGCGGAGCCTTCGTATCCCCAAGGGTGTGACCTTCGAGCCAGAGCGCAAAATCTTTCTTTTCGGGGCGACGGGTGGAAAGGTCGTAGCGGTCGTCCTTTTTGAAATTCGTAGGGTAAGGTAGCGCGGGACCTTCTGGGTTGTACTCGCCCTCAATCTCTACGAGGCGCACCGTCTCTGACGGGAACGGGTCGTAGTCGGCGCGCAGCCGAAAGCCAGTCACGTTGCGCAGGAATTTGTAGAGGTCCTCGCATGTCCAGTTTGGCAACGTGTGCTCAACCAGCGCTTGCCCCTCGTCGTCGAACTCTGCCGCTTGGAGTGAGCAGATAAAGGGGCGTTGCGCACGGTAGTAAGTGTCCTGGTTACCGTTGCTGTTTTCGTAATCGACTTCGAGCGGAAAGAGGTCAATCGTTGTCTCAAAGACGAACG